GCCCCCATGCTGGACTAGGGCAGGTGGCAAGGCCACCTGCCCCCATGCTGGACTAGGGCAGGTGGCAAGGCCACCTGCCCCCATGCTGGACAGTTAGTTTATCGACCGAACATAAGAAACATTATCGGACCATATAAGCAAAACTGATAGAGGGGGGGGGGGTCGTATCGGGAGAGGGGGGAGGGGATGCCGGAGGCATCCCCCCAGGAGCCGCCCAGCTACGCATATAATTTTCAAAATTTTTAGAAACTCCGGCTTTTCCCACCCCGCGACCCGCTTCGCGGGTCGCTCAAGCCAACACACGCGACCCGCTTCGCGGGTCGCTCAAGCAAGCCGATATGGGGATTCCCATATCGTCTCATAGGTGGTTTTCCCGTATGGGAAAACCACCAACCAGACGAAAGGCCCGACATACGAAAGGCTGCCTTACACACAGGCAGTGAATCCGGCTATGCAGAAGGCTGCCCTACATAAGCGACTTCTCGGCCAGCTTGAGGAGCATAGAACGCGAGATGCGATCCACAAACGAAAAAGCCCCGGTAAACCGGGGCTTTGCTACAGGACTTGTCGCATTGCTACACGGGGTGTAGCAATGCTGAATCGAGGGTCAGGAAAGGTCGTCTCGGTCGTCGGAGTCCCGATGGAAGATCTGAGCAAATGCCGTATCGACGACCTCGAACCGCTCGGCGGTGGCTTGCCACCGCTCATTCTGGTAATCCCAGAAGTATTCGAGTTCTTCGTCCTGATCGTCGAGGATAGCCTCTACGTCAGTGAGGCGGCGATTGAGGGAGACGGAGTAGGACCAGAGGGCTAGGAGGGCTACCACTAGGAGTAGGGTGGGGAGGTCGATCATGGCAGGTTTCCTTATGGGTGGGGGATGGGTTGGGGGGATCTGCCTTTAGTGTATCTTAGGTTGGTTGGGTTGTCACGAAAACGAAAAAACCGGCAGGATTAGTGCCGGTTTTTGTGGTTGTTGGTGTTGGGCTGGGAGGCTTAGGCTGGGGCTAGAGTCCGCTTGTGGACTCTGTTGGTCCAGGGACCGAGCTTTGGTATCCAAATCCACCGGTAGTCGAGATTATCCTCTACTTCCGGTTCCCAGGATTGGTCTGCCCTTGGTCTGGCTCCGGACAACACAACCCCAAAGTGGCCCTTGAGGCTGCCTTCGGCGACTCTGATGCAGTCACCCGGTTGTGGTTCCCAGGCAGGCTTTTGTTTTGCGATACGGGCAAACTTCCAGGCGAAGCAGATGGTAGTCTCGTCTTTTGTCGCACAGACAAAAGAACCTCGATTGGGATTATCAAGATCCTCTGGAATGATCGCAAGTAGCTTGCGATCAGTCCATCTCCATCCCGAATCGGCATCTCTCACCTGGATAATCGAACCGACATCCCCCGGATGTGGAACTCGCCACTCGTCGGCATCCTCGTCGGATGCCTCCGGAGCCCCGGAGGCATCCATGAGATCTTGGGTCAAATCCAAAGGAAGGGCAGCAAAGCCAGTGACGCCTACGGGAACCACGGGAGGCTCCGCAGGAGGCTCCACGGCAGCGACAGGGGCTTTCGGAAGCGAGAACTGATGGAACTCCACCCCGAGCAAAGTGACGACTTCCACAGGCCGGTCAGCCTCCAAAATCGGGAACCAGTCATTCGCTAGGTAGACAACACCATCCTTCGACACCAAATCCCCGCCTTGCGGGTATTCGATGATCGGGGAACCTGTTTGCGGAGCAAACAGGTTCTTGCGGAAAATCAGGCTTTCGTACACGTCGCCTCTGGGCCTGTACGTCTCTACAAGGATTCGCAAATGCGCTTCGATCCATACAATACCTTGCGTAAAATCGACCTCTCGGGCGATCCAACTGAGGATTTCAAACTCGCGATCCCGGTCGCGGTCTCGCAGATGTCCTTGGCAGATTCTCTCCGCAGGGGGAGCCGAGACGATCTGAGCGACGGTATCTTGCCATGCTTGCGTGGGAGCATCTGGGAAGATGCTTGATGCGATCTGCTCAGATTGTTCAGCAGGCTTGGGAGCCTCCGCAGGAGGCTCCACGGGAGCCGGGGCTGTCGCAGGCGACAGCCACGCCAGATCGAAGTAGTAGCCCCCTGGGCCTTCGGCCCAGGGGTCACCCTGGGAATCCCGAGTAAACTCTCCCTCAAACTGGAATGTCTCACCATCGTACTCGTCCATGCTCGGAGACACCCACCCTGGATGGGCGTGTGTAGGCTTGGTGATTGTTAGCCAATCACCTTTCTTCGGCTTCCAAGCAGGCTTGGGAGCCTCCGCAGGCGACAGCCACGACAAGTGGAAATCCCAGCCCCACTCACCCGTTTCGGAATTCTCGATAAGATTGACCAAGCCGTGTTCGCCTGTCGACTTGACTGGAAGCACCTTCCCGTCGTATCGGTCCATCGAGTCGACCCACGAAGGTTTGCCTTTAGCCCTAGTGATCTCGGGTTTGGTCACCTTGACCCAGTCTCCCGCCTTGGGTTCCCAAGGCGACAGCCACTTCGGATTGAAATAATAAGACCTATCCACTTTCCAATTGCCTGTTTCTGTCTGCTTCAGGAGCTTGTGGGGCTTTCCCAGATAGCGATCCATGTACAAGCCCCACGTAGGTGACTCACTCGTATTCGCAGGTCGGGTGATTGTTACCCAATCACCCACCTTCGGCTCCCAAGCAGGCTTGGGAGCCTCTACGGCCTCCGCAGCAGGCTTTACTGCCCTCACAGCAACGGGAGCCTCCGCAGCAAGGTCTACGGCATCCACAGGGGCTTCCACCTTGCGACGGTAGATGAACTGCAAACTTTGCTTACGTGGGGGTTTGTAGTTACCACTCGGAACCCAGTGGATAACATCACCCGCGGCAATGTCCGACATCGTGACCTCGTCGCCTTCGGCGACGAGTTCGTCGGGCTGTAGGTATCGGAAGCCCTCGGGCAGTTCGGGTAGCTTGGTGAGCCAAGCTACGTCGAACCTCCACTCAAAACCATTCCGCACAGCACCGGCTAGTTTGACCCTATCGGTGCGATACTCCGAGAAGGATCGGACTTGCAGGATGGCCCCGTCGTAAACATCCATGTCAGAAACCCAAGAGCAAGGCCCCAGTCGGTGTTTACCCTCGGCAGGCTTTCTGACCTTGACCCAGTCTCCCACCCTGAGGGCGCATTCGTCCTCGTCCTCGTCCTCGTCCTCGTCCTCGTCGCCTTCGGCGACGGGACGTTTCTCAAACGTGAACAACTCAGGGTAATCGTCAGCGAGGGCCTCTTGGCCTTCGAGTAGAGCCGACAGGATTGCCTCGTTGGCTTCGACAGTAATGTCGACCAACGCTCGCAACGCATCGGCGATGTCATCGCGGGACACGATTAGGTTCCTTGCTGCCTGGGACGCATCCACCACAGCCTTTGCCAACACTACCTCGCGATCCGTTGGGACCGCTTTCTTATCTGCCATCTGAAATTCTTCCTAACCACTCGGAAAACTCGTTTTCCGAGTAAAAAACCACCAAATCGGAGAGATTCGGAGCCTTTAGAGGCTCCGAATTGCCCTGCACACGCAGCAAGACACCCCCTTCAACAAACTCAAGACTTAGTTTCCTACCAGCACAATCCACACAAAGTGACATCTCCACCGTAACTGCACCTGATTCAAACGCAAGAGTGTATGGAATCAGGGGAACAGGAACCCGAGTGTCCTCGGGTTCCATCTGCAAAAAGCTCCGAACAAGTTCGAGCTTTGCATGATGATACTGCCCGACAGCGACCAAAATACTTGGATTCAGCACTATTACTTCACCTTCCCCTTGCCATCGTAGGCATCTGCGATGCCTTGCGAGTACAAATCGTAGTTGACGCTGTAATTCTCACCCAATTCGAGTGCCTCTACCGATAGGTAGAGGCACACCAAGTACCGACCGTATTTCTCTCGACGGTCTTTGACCGTCTCGATCCATACTTGCGATCCCTTAGGAAGTACCGACTGCAAGAAAGCCTTGGCTTTCTTGCCGTCCTCAGTACGGATTTCGGGGGTGTTGATGCCTTTAAGCCGCATCTTCTCCCGAGAGTAGTTGTCTCGGCCATCGTCGATCATCAGAACGACGGTATCGCCGTCCGTGACTTCCACTACCGTCGCTCTGCGACGGTAGAGCCACGTCGGATCAGGCACTTTGGCTGCTTTCTTTGGCATTACCGCGATTCCCCCTTCTTGCGAAGCTGGGGGAACATCGCATGAAGCCGAGTGACAAAATCCCCAATCTTGACGAGGCTCGATGTATGCGCATGACGGTGGAACTCGTCCATGAAGCTATCGGCCAGTTCCTCGGAAATCACATCTGCCACCGGGGCAAGCCCCACCATCAGATTGATCTTGGCGTACAGTTTTCGCGTAGCGAAAAGTGCCCGGTCAATGAATTTTGCGTTCTCAGTCGGAAATCCAATGGCGGTGGCTGTAATAGCACCGGCAGGGTCACATCGGACGATCTTCTTTGCAAGAAGATCGCCGATTAGCGACAAAGTGTCCTCCAACAGTTGAATTTCAGCGTCGTTCGAGGGCTCCACATTCTGCCTAGCCAACCACATCCCACCTTCGATGGCGTTGAAAAAGACGTGGGAGTATTCGATGTTTCGTTGATAGTTCGCAGGTGACTTGTCGGGATCGGCGTATTCGTCGAGGGCGGCGACGCTCGCGGCCAAGCCGCGAGCGAACGCCGTCATAGCATTTAGCATCCCCCCAGGCGTGGAAAAATCCACGACGTTCAAAACAAGGTGGTCAACGGCAAGTTCGATCTCAGATCGAGGTTCTTCGACAATCATAGTAACCTTTCGTGTGCAAATGCGCCTTGAAGTAAGGCTTTACGAAGGGTTATACGCTTTTGGTGGCCTTCTTTTTGGTAGATTCCCTTCGGGCATCTTCCAAAATCTCGTCCTCCTCGTCGGCGCATTCTTGCAGAAGCTCCTCCTGAGGCCATTCCCCTTTCCACAAAACCACGTTCACGAACAAGTCTTTCAGACTTGTTCCCGTCAGCACGATCTTCCCTTCGGAAGATCGTAGCCGCCAAACGCCGTCGTTTTCCAAGGAAAACGACGACCTGTGCTGCCGGACCTCTGCTTCGAGCAGGCCGAAGCAGGGGTAGAAGGAGTCGGCGTAGCGATCCGCTACGCCGACCCAGTGGATGAACCGCTTGCAGACGTACCGAACGTCGGTGTCGGTGCTTTTGGAGAGGATCAGACGAGCCTTACGCTCGTCCTCGGCCATTTCGTGCCTTGTTGGGGGTTCGACCATCGGATTGCTTGGGGTTGGTGGAAAATCTTGTAGATTAGGCAAACTAATGGTATCTTACTTCGTATCAGAATTCTGTCTACAGGGCCATTTTGTGAAATTCGACTACTACGAACTCCTCGCCTCGACTTGTCGCGACTCGTATTTCGAGTTCGTGAAGCAGTTTTGGCATACGATTGTCAAAGATCCCTTGGTGTGCAACTGGCACATCAAGTACCTTTGCGACGAAATCCAAGAATCCCTTGAACGGGTCTTTCGAGGCGAGAACAGCACACACGACCTTTTGGTCAATATCGCCCCCGGAACGTCGAAGTCCACTTTGTTCTCGGTGATGCTCACCCCTTGGGCATGGACTCGGATGCCCCACTTCCGGATGATCGGGGCGTCCTACACGGACGCCCTAGCACTTGACTTGTCGGGAAGATCCCGACAAGTGGTTGAAAGTGCGCTGTATCAGCGCACTTTCCCCGATATTCGCTTGAGCAAAGACACAAATTCCAAAAGCCACTGGGCCAACACCCGAGGCGGCGACCGCTACGCAGTTGCGGTAGGCGGCTCGGTAATGGGTATGCACGCTCACGGCATCGTTGTCGACGATCCCATCGACCCCAAAGGGGTCCGATCAAAGGCAGACCTTGAAACGGCCAACACTTGGTGCAAGGAAACGATCCCTTCGCGTAAGGTCAACAAAGACCTTACGCCGACGTTCGTGGTCATGCAAAGGCTACACCAAGACGACCCAAGTGAGCTATACATCGCGCGGGGCGTTCGGCACATCTGTGTCCCCGGCGAGGACACCCCGAAGATCAACCCACCTGAACTTCGTGCTAGGTATCAGAATGGTTTATTCGACCCGGTACGACTGTCACGGTCTGTTTTGGCCCGAATGCAGACTGAACTCGGCCAGTTCGGCTACTCAGGTCAGATCCTCCAAGACCCCATCCCCCTCGGTGGAGGGATGTTCAAGCCTGAGCGAATCAAAATCGTTGAACACCCGCCCGGAGTCGATTCCTTCCAGAAGATTGTGCGTTACTACGACAAAGCCGCTACTGATGGTGGCGGGGACTACACAGTAGGCGTTAAGATGGGATTGCATAAGGATGGCTCATATTGGATTTTGGATATAATTAGAGGGCAATGGGAATCAGATGATCGCGAGCGACAGATTGTCGCCTGCGCTCATAGGGATGGAAAATCCGTCCGGATTGGGATTGAACGCGAGCCGGGGTCGTCAGGTGTGGATTCTGTGAAGGATTCCGTCAAACGGCTATCCGGATTTCGCGTTTATCCCAATTTAGCTTCTGGTAAGAAAACCCTCCGGGCAGACACGTTCAGCGTTCAGGTGAACGCTGGGAACGTGTACATGGTCAAGGGGGCCTACAACGCAGCCTACCTCGAAGAACTCGCATACTTCCCGAACGGGAAGCATGACGACCAAGTGGACGCAAGCTCAGGGGCATTCTCGATGCTCGATAAACAACGCACCCGATTGGGAATTCTATGAGATCCATTGATACGCTAGTCAACAATGCCCTGCTGTCCCGAGCCGCATTCTACAACAGCCTGCTCGACGGCAAGACTGAGAAACGCGACATCGACCAAGAGGCGGGGTATCCGGATGTCATCACAACTGACGACTACGTCCAGATGTATCGGCGTCAAGACATCGCACAGCGGGTCGTGACGCTCGAACCCGAGGAATCCTGGTCCGAGTACCCCGACATCTACGAAACCGACGAAGGCCGTGAAACGGCCTTCGAGAAGGCCATTTCCAAATTTGTCGTGGAGACGAGTCTCCACGAATACTTGGCGAAGGTCGATGCCATATCTGGTATCGGCCAGTACGCTGTGTTGTTCATCGGCGTGGACGACGGCTTAGACTTTGACGCACCTGCCCCCGGTTTTACCGAGGACAGGATCGCGGAATCGCGAGGAGCCGCCAAAGTCCTCTACTACCGAGTGTTCGATCAGTCGGCGGCTCGGATCTCCGAGTGGGAACGGGACCGTACCAACCCTCGGTACGGCCTACCGAAGATGTACGAGTTGGACTTCCAAGACACGATTGACGCCACCCTCGACAAGAATGCCACCCCAGTTACCGATACCGTCCAAGTCCACTGGTCGCGAGTCGTCCACGTAGCGGACACTCGCTTAACCACCAGCGAAATCTTCGGTTTCCCTCGAATGGAGGCGGTTTTCAACCGCCTCTACGACGTGCGAAAGATCAACGTGGCCTCCGGGGAAGCCTACTACAAGGGAGGCTTCCCAGGGTATGCCTTCGAGGTTGATCCGCAGAATGGGGAATTGGCCGACGAAGATCGCGAAGCGATCAAGGAGGAGATCTTCAAGTACGAGAACGGGCTGTCTCGATACTTCGCAGGTGTGGGCGTCGAGGTCAAGCCTCTAGCCCCCACCCTAGTAGCTCCGACGCCGTTTATCGACAACGCGCTGCGAATGATCGCAGCGGCCAAGGGATACCCAATCACGAAGCTGGTTGGCAACTACGGCGGGAATCAGACCAACGAGCAGGACGAGATCGCTTGGCGAAACAAGATCGCCCAGCGTCGAGAGTTGTTCGTCACCCCGAAGATCATTCGGGCGACGATCAACAAGATCCAACAAATGGGGGCTTTGCCCCCAACCAAGACCGTAGGAGGCTCGCCGAGGCCCTACATCGTCAAGTGGAAGCCACTTGCCGAGATGACCGAAGCTGAGAAGGCAGAAATCGGACTCAAGCGTACCGAAGCCCTGGCTCGGTACACCACCGCCGGTTCCGAGGCCGTCATCCCACTGATCGATTGGCTCACGAAGATCATGGGGTTGCGGTTCGAGGAAGCCGAGGCGATAGCCAAGGCCGAGCGAACCGAGTTCTCGCCAGTTCTGAAAGAACTGGCTGCTGGCCTCTCAGGCCAGCAGAACAACACCCCGTCGAGCATTCCCGCTGTTCCCAAGCCTGGGAACACCAAAGACCCCAGTAAGACCCCCAAGAACGTAGTCCAAAAGGAGAAACCGAAGAATGGTTAATTTCAACCCAGACCTCGCCGCCGAAGTCGTCGAACTACTGGAGCAAGGCGAGGTTTTCCTCGGCTCCGCTCGACTGAAAACCCTCGCGCGCGAGGCACAGCTTGAGGCTTGTTGTCAAGCCCCCTGCGCCGAAAATTGCGATCATTGTAGCATAAGTTATAATGATTCAGTGTTGGCGTTGCGTCAGCTACTCGCTGACGCAAAGACCGCTCCCTTCGGTCAAGCCTACGGGGAAATCTTCCCCAAGTTCATCTGCATCGCCTCCAAGGCTTTCAAGGGAATCGAACTCCCACCGCAGGAATCTCAAGATGGAAACACTGGTAGCGAACCTCGCAGCGAGCAAAGTTCAGCGCAAGACCCTAGCGGGTCGTAGCTACCTCGTAGCCCCCGTGGCGATGATCGTTGAGGGGGTGTTCACTGGTAATCAAGGAGCCGTTCTGTACGAACGATCCGAGATTACCAAGTCCGTCTCCTCTTGGAACCACAAGCCCATCACGGTTGGTCACCCTAAGCAGGGTGACCAATTCGTATCGGGATGCCTGCCCGATGCCATCGAGAACTACAGCGTTGGCATGATTCTCAACACGTCGTTCAACGGCAGCACGAAGAAACTTCGTGCTGATGCGTGGTTCGACGAATCCCGTTTGGATGTCGTGCCCGGAGGGCACGCCATCAAGGCGGCTCTTGCGAAGCAAGAGCCGATGGAGGTTTCCACCGGCCTGTTTGTCGACAAGGAAATCACTTCCGGCCAGCACAATGGCAAGGAATACTCAGGGAAAGCTCGCAACTTCCGGCCCGATCACCTTGCGGTGATCGTCAACGGAGTGGGGGCCTGTTCCGTCAAAGACGGAGCAGGGCTGCTAGTAAACAAAGAGCCTGTCAATCCAGAATCCGAGAAAAATTTGGCGGATTCTGACACGGGTGGTAAACTATTAGAGAATCGAATACAAGAAGTTCGAGAATCAAAACCTCTTATAGTCAATGAGCAGGTCAAAATGAAACGCGACGAAATCCTCGCCGTAATCGGCGAATCCCACAAAGAATTTGTGACCAACCTCTCCGACGATCAGGTTACGGCCTTGGCGAAGTTGCAGCGAACCGTGACTGTTGAAATCCCGGTGGTCAACGAAGCTCCGAAGAATCTCAACGAGTTGCTTGCATCGGCCCCTGCCGAGGTCAAAGCGAAGATCGAAGAAGCCTTCGCCGTCAACACCGCACATCGCGATGGCTTGATCGACAAGATCGTAGCCAACGAGAGGAACCAGTTCAGCAGGGACGAACTCGCAGCGTTGCCTACGGCAACGCTCGACAAGATGGCAGTCTTTGCGGTCAACGCCGCTCCTGCTCCTGCCGCTGGCTCCGCACCCGCTCCGGCCCCACGATACGCCGGATCGGCTGCCCCTTCCGATCCAAAGCCTTCGACCGCTGCGGTCAAAGGCTTCTTGCCTCCGTCCACCTTCTCCGCAAAGGCTTAGTGACACATGACTATTGCTCTCGCACAAACGATTCGACTGGCTGGGCCTGATGGAGTCCAAGAGGAGTTCTTGGTTGCTTCTGGCGCGACTCTCAAACCAGGGATGCTTGTTCGCCGCACCACGGCGACCGCTTGCAACGTCCACGCCACTTCGGGCGGGGACGGCGCAACCTTGATTCTCCACGAAGATGCCTTGCAAGGCTTAGGAGTCAATGACTCCGCCGCCGAGGGTACTCGCGTGTACGCCGAGTACGTGGTTCCCGGAGCCAAGCGATACGCTCGCCTCAAGGCGAGCGAAAACGTCGCAGTTGGGGATAACTTGATCTCCGGCGGAGACGGAACCCTCATCAAAACTACCGGTTCCCCAGTCAAGGTCTTTGCGATCTGCGAGGAAGCCTCGAACGTCGCAACCCAAGAACTGATCCAAGTTCGCTTCATCTAGTAGTAAGGACTACCGACTCTCATGGAAAACATTGAATTTGTTTTGAACAACCAATCGTCGGGAAGTATGGCGTCCCAGTTGCTCGCAACTGGGTTCGACACCAACGTCCTCCGCCCATTCGTGGGAGCCGATGGTCGAAGCTACATCAACCACGCCACTGGCGAAGTCGATGACAACGGGAACCCCGTTGTCAAGGCTTACGTCACCAACGCCGGGGCAACCTTGCGTAAGGACGAGTGGGAGTACCTTGACGACGTAGTCGTCAAAGCGGCTCGCAAGCGACTCAAGATCGTCAACTGGCTTCGAGGCTCCGGCCTCTCGGTCAACTTGCCGAACGGGTTCGGCAAGACGGTTTACCAATACGAACGTCAGAGCGACATTAGTGCCGCTCGGGTGTCGATGGATGCCTTGGCTCCCGGAGACAACGACCGTCCGACCTATGATCTCGTCAACCTACCGTTGCCGATCATCCACAAAGAAGTGACGATGTCGAGCCGTCAGTTGGCTACCAGCCGAAGCGGCAACACGCCGCTTGACGTTACGATGTTGGAACAGGCCGCGATCAAAGTCGCCGAAGAAGCCGAAAAGCTCCACTTGGGAACCTTCGGTACGTTCACCTTCGGTGGGGCAACCCTCTACGGGTTGACCAACTTCCCGAACCGGATTACCGGTTCGGCGGCTGATCCCGCAGGCGGAAGTTGGGTTCCCAACGACACCTATACCAACGTGATCGCGATGATCCAAGCAGCTTATGACAAGCTGCACTACGGGCCGTTCAAGCTGTGGTACTCGACGGGCTTCATGCAATACATGATGCGTCCGTTCTCCACCAGCTACGATTCGACCTCGTTGCTAAGAATGATCGAGCAGATCCCGCAAATTTCGAGCGTCGAAGTCTGCGATTACCTCACCGGCAAGCAACTGTTGCTTGTCCAAGAGGATTCCAGCACCGTTCGCACCATCATCGGAATGGACATTCAAACCGTCCAATGGCAAGAGCGCGGCGGCTTGCTTGAGAAGTTCCGAGTAATGGCAATGATGGTCCCGCAGATGAAAGTTGACATCAACTCCAACTGCGGAATCGTCCACTACAGCGTCTAACGCTGTAGCGACAATCTGACCACCCGCTGCACCCCGACTGTACGCTAAGCCCTTGCGTGCAGTCGGGGTTTCTTTTCGCAAGGGCTTAGGGCTTTAGCTCATGGCTAGCTATGAATTGCTTGAAGGATCACACGTCATCCAGAACGAGCCTGTCTCGTTCGCAAAGAAGGGTGACATCGTCGAATCCGACCGCGACCTCGTCGCGGTCTTTGGAAAACAGAAGTTCAAATTGGTCGAGGGCGAGAAGAAGCCCGAATTGGTGGAGGGCGAGAAGAAGCCCGAACCCAAGAAAGGCGGGAAGGCAGAGTAATGTTTGGAAAACTCCGACTCAGGCAACGCCGTCTCGCTGTTCGCCTTGCCCGTAAATACAACGGACAATTCAACGGCGACACCGACAAGATCAAGGAAGCTATTGAAAAAGATGAATCGCTGGTAGGGATCGACCCTGCTATGGTCATCTTGTTCATCCAACTGGTTTTGGCCGTCATCAAGTATTTCCAAGACCGGAAAACTTCCGGTGTGGAAAGCGATGATGATGACGTTCTAGCAGGTGTGGGGGCCGACTAATGGACTTCACTACCATGCTAGGTCTGGGCCTACTCGCTTTTGGTTTGTACTGGGTTGCCAGCGGGAAGAAACCCGCTGTCGACCCCCAGTCACAACTGGCTGATCTTATCAACCAGTTGCGTCCAAAGCCTGTGGAAGTTGCCCAAGAACCTGCGGTCGTCAAGATCGACCGCGACAAGGCCATCGACGCCGTCGAAGTCCTCGTCGACTACTTCGAGCAACGAGGGACCGCAGAGGCTATTGAGCCTCTGCAATCCATCTTCCAACTGATCCTCACCCCACCTTCAACCCCAAAGGCATAACCGTGGATTTCATCGCACTTTTCGTCAAGTCCAAACGCAACGTAGTTGCTGTGGTTACCCTCGTACCGTTGCTTTACCAAGCGGTTCAGGCCCTTCAAGCAGGCGAGCCGATTCCCGAAGTTGTGCTTCTCGGGATCGGGGCCATCGTTTCGACTTGGATCTTGGGCGACTCCGTTCGCCCAACGATGCCCAAGACCAAGGAGTAGGACATGGACCGCAACCGAGTCGGCCCTTGGCTGATGATCGCGGGCGGTCTGCTCCTACTGTTCGGAAACAAACTGCCCCAGCAATGGGGCAGTTTTGCAACAAATGTAGCGGGTTCGACTGTCGTGTTGGTCAATGAGAAAACTGCGGCAACCGTCGATCAGACGATTGCCTTGCGGAGTGCCAATGAGTTTGTTGAGGCCAACAAACTCAAAGGCTACCGTAACGCAGATCGCGACGACGAATGGGCAAAGCCCATCGTCGAAGCGGGTCGAGCTAAGAAGCTCGAACCGCCTGTTGTTGGGTACGTTGATCTGAAAGACGGCAACGTCTCCAAGGTACGCAAAGTCGTACCTTGGAAATCTTCGTTCGAGGAGTCATTGAAATGAGCGGCGAGCAAGAAATCTTCACCCTCCCAGACGGCTCCAAAGTCGTAGCTGGTTGTGTGGCCCCAACACCCGCAGAGCGTGCGTTGGTGGCCGACATGCCTGTCTATGGCGAGGAGTTCTATCTCGAAGCCAGCGACATCGAGAAGTCCCTCAAAGGGGACGTTTACAAGCAAATGCGAAAGCGTCGTCAGGCTTGGGTCTTGAACCAAGCCAGACTCGGGAAATGCAATGCGTCGGCCACGGTCAGTGCTTCCCACAACCGCAGGGATCTCGATGGACTCCCCCACATCGTCCTGAGTGACTGTTACCTGTACATGCACATCAACCGAGGCAGAGATCAAGGATCTCTGCTCCAAGACGGCATGGAGTGGGCCAAGCGAGGCTTGGCCCCTCGGAAGCTGAACTCGAATGGGGAAGCGTACACGATTCCCCACGACATCTACCTCAAGAACCAGATGCCTGAGAAGTGGTACAAGGCGGCGCAGGAAGCGGCCACCATGTACACTTCCTTCGAGGCGTACAAACTTCCGGTAGGTGACTACCGGACGTTCAAAATCGCCCTCGCGAGCGCGCTCGCGAGGGATCACCAAGTGGTCCACGCTTGGCACGTCGGGAACAACTCGATGCGATTGCAGAACGGCTACGCCGTTCAAGGCAATGGGGTAGGCAACCACGCCACGCTTTTTCACTCTGGGAAGTGGGTAGGTGGTGATGATCTGGTTCACCCAGACATCGAGAACTCTTGGGGACCAAGCTCCAATCCAATGTACGGGCCGACCGGCTCGCAAGGGTGGGGTGAAAACGGCTTTGGCCTTTTCACCATGCAGAATGCCTTTCAATGTACGAAGTGGCATGACTTCTGGGTGTTTGTAGGAAACAAGGTGCGCGAATGAAAGATCAAGACAAGAACCTAGCCGTCATCCTCGGACTGTTGCTGGCAACAGTCCTCCTAGGGTGGGGATTCACCCACAGGGGTGAATCCAAGTCCGAAGTCAGCAAGCAATGCAGCAACGCTGCTTGCCCCTGCGAGGATTGCACTTGCAAGGATTGCAAGTGCGGGATCGAGCCTGAGCAGGGAGCCGGGGCGAAGCCTCCGGGGAAGTCTCAAGTTTCGGCTCCTAAGCCGAAACTTGAGATGTTCAGCGTCCCTAACTGCCCACCATGCAAGACAGACAAGAGCCAGATCGGCTCTTGGGTGGATGCTGGTTGGGACGTGACCATCTACGAGAGCGATTTTCGAGAATCTGGTAAAATGTATCCCTGGTACAAAGTCACCGAAGTCGATGGCCGACAATACACGTTCCAAGGCCCCCTATCCACCGACAAGGTAGAGAGAGAGCGTCGAAATGCTTCTGGCACAAGTCGTTGATCCTTCGCAAGCGAAGGAGTGGTTGACCGAAACAAACTACACCGTCACCGGTGTAGCTTTGGTCATTCTCGCTGCCGTGGCGTTCGCCTTGTGGCGAGTATGTGGTTGGATCGGTAAGGAGTTTTTGATTCCCTGTAGGGACAAGCTATTCCTGGCCGTAGACAAGCTGCTCTCCAACTTGGAACAGAATACGGGAACTATGCAAGACGTGTCTTGCAGTTTACAAAAACTGTCGGTTCTACCTGAGAAAGTCGACGGCCTTTCTAGTCAGGTTTCTGACTTGTCGCAGCGCATGGATAGTGTGGATCGACACCTGAATCACAAAAATTCCTAGTGGAGACTGCTGTGACCTCCGAAGAACTGAAAGTATTGATTCGTTTAGTCCCCGGCTGGGAGTCCAAGACTTCGCAAGAAGTCTTGGATGCACTCCAAGAGGAAAACATTCCATTCGAGAACTCGGGTGATTTTACGTGGAAGGGGCTAGCGTCTGTTTGGGTTCCCGAGACGGGAATGCGATTTGGTAGGGGCGGGTGTAAACTGCTGCAAGACATTCTCTTGCAGCAGGGGGAAACTTGGGCTATCTCGCAGCTATCTTCTGGGATGCCCTTGAACGATGTTGACATCCAAAACACGTTCAACTTTCTCGACCAAGTAGGCTTGGTCCCAGGAGCAAGACACCTCGCAAGAGAAGTCAAACGAAACATCAGCCTGCTCGAACAAGCTCGAATCCAAGAGCGCATCGAAAGGTTCCACATCGAGATTGAAGTCCCAAGCATCGAAGAAATCGAAGCCTGTTTGTTTGCGATGAAGCTGGCCGATCTGCGAGTCTTGCGAGAAGAACAGATGTGGGACCGAGTACAGGCCTACAGGATCGCCTTAACTGCGTATAACGGCATTGGCCGAGAACCGGACTTGTAATGGCGATCTCGCGAGTCAGTTTTTCAACCAACAACGGAACAGGCGTTACCCTTGGTACTCACGCCAAGGGCAACACAATTTTGTATCTTGCGTACAACCAGGGCTCGGGCGTTATTCCTACACTGCCTACAGGCGTGCTAGGGCTGTACAATCGCTCTAGCAGTAGTGGTTCGCAGCGGATCGGTTATTACATCGCGGACTCGGCATCCGAAACAGTCGGTACTACTGGGTGGACTAATGCCGACAACGTGACTGCCTTGGCTTACAGCGGCGGTTCAAGCTCAATCGTTGTGCCTTCTTTTTTGTCCGTTGGTTCAGGTACTTCGACAACTATTACCTATACCGCGCAAGTCGCTGGTACGCTGAAAGAAAATGCCGCCGACCTCTGGTTAGTGGGATTCGGCATGAATAACAGCGTTTTGAACAACCTTTCTTCGCTGGCTCCCTCTGGAATGTCGAGCATTAACAATTCGGTCGGAACTAATTTTGAGGTCGCGACCTACGACACAAGCGCAACTCGAACAACCGCATGGCCGTCAACGAACGTGACCGCAGCCAACTCCGCGACGTACTTCACTATCGTGATTGAACTGCTTGAGCTTGACCATCGGGTTGCTGGTGGTGGTGGATCGTACTCTCCAATCGACAACCTCTTGATAGGGTAACCATGTCCGACAAATACATTGGAGACTTCAAAAAAGGACAGCAGATTCGTGTCAAGTTCAACACGTTTAGTCAGGCGTTGATTCCGACTGCCCCGTCAGTCGCTTTGGAGGTTGCGATCTACAAAGATTCGGCTACAGAAATCACCACGACTGGAATCACACAGCCGACGCCAAACTTTGATTCCAAGAACGGCCTGCACGAGCTGGTGATCGACACTTCCGATGCTGTGTACGAAGCCGCCAAAGACTATGACATTGTCATCACCGCAGGCACAGTTGACGGAAAGGATCTCACTCGAACGATCCTTCGGACATTCTCGATTGAGAATCGAAACGTCGATGCCAACGTCACGAAGATCGCAGGGCAGACGGCTAGTGCCGCTGCCCCCGTGGCGTTCCCGGCGAGTGTGGCAAATGAATCAACGGTAAGCAACCGGCCAACACTGGTCCAGATCGAAGGCTCGACAGTTTTGGCAAAGAAAAGCGATGTCCCAACAGCATCGGCTATCGCCGATGCTGTCCTAGAGGAAAGTGTCGACGCCCACGACAACGTGGCCCACAGCCTCGCCAAGTACATCAGCATCATCAAGAAGGCAAACACAGTCATCGAGGGTACGGTGACCTCAGCGGTCACTCCGACTTCGACAACCTTCTCCTCCAACGTCAACTACCCAACCGGGGCATTCAAGCACGCTGTTTTGGTGTTCTTGACATCTGCGGCGATCAACGAGCAGAACAGCCCAATCACAGGCTATGTCAACACCAACGGAGTGTTCACGGTCGAAGAACCGTTTACGGTTGCTCCGACCGTAGGCGACCAATTCATCGTCATCCCGACTGTTCACGTCCACTCCGTGGCCGCGATCCAGTCGGGCTTGGCTACCAGCACAGCGTTGGCCGCCGTGGCGACCAACGTGACTGCTCTAGTCACCCGAATCCCCGCAACCTTGTTTGCGGGTATTACGTCCCTAGCCAACTGGCTAGGGGCCATCGCAGGCAAGACCGCTGACTCGACCACCCGCACGCAGATCAACGCCACGACCGCCGGAGCGAATTTTAACGAGACGACCGATTCGCTCGAAGCGATCCGAGATCGCGGCGATGCGGCTTGGATCACCGGGGCGACCGGCCAAGGGTCGGGCGCGAGGATCGTGACGATCACTGTCCGAGATTCCTCGGCCAGCCCCGTCGAAGCAGCTACGGTTCGCGTGTACCGCGCGGGGGAAACCTACGCTGGGGTTACCAACGCTAGCGGGGTCACATCATTCAGTCTCGATGACGCGACGTTTACCGTCGCGATCACCGCCGCCGGATTCAGCTTCACGCCTGTTTCGCTGGTAGTCAGCGGGAACGTCTCCCAGACGTACACGCTGACGAGTACCGGTGGAGTCACGCCGAGCGTGGCTCCACGGACAACGGGCTTCTGGACCGTGAACGATGTCAACGGGGTCGCTCAGGCAGGGGCGCAGGTGACGATCCAAGCATCGTCACCGCCGCCGGGGTCGACAGGATTGGCGATGGAGGATGCTCCTCGGACGGCAACCGCCGACAATCAAGGGGTGGTCCAGTTCAACAACCTTGTCAAAGGTGCGACGTACATCGTCTACCGAACCGGAAGCTCCCGGAAGTACAACATCGTCGTCCCCAGCACCGCTGGGGACTCCGTGGCACTCGGCTCAATCGTAGGGTAGTCAAATGGCAAGAACAACGCTGGCTGCGGTCAACAAGATCATCCAATACGATTCGACGAACGTGCTTGACCCGCAGTTGATGATCGACAGCGCATCGCTGATGGTCACCAACGTCATCGGTGTCGCACTCAACGAGGCGACAGCCGAGTTGGTGGAACGCTACCTAGCGGCTCACCTGATTGCCATCAGTGACCCGCGACTCCAAAGTGAGCAAGTCAAAACGATCCAAGCCTCCTACCAAGTCCGTCTTTCAGACGGACTTGGCATCACGCACTTCGGGACCACGGCCATGATGCTTGATTCTAGCGGCAAACTTGCCGTCTGGAACAACAAGGTGGTCAAAGGCATGGTCAAGTTTGACCTGTTCTGGGCAGGCAAGGAGGCGGCTACGGATGTCACTTATTAAGCGATGCCAACGCCAAACCCTGGTCTTTTGGCCCAGGGTTGGCACACAAAAGACCGGCGAACCCATCTGGGGTTCGCCGGTCGAGTACACCTGCCGGTGGGAGGAAATGCTCAAGGAAGTGATTTCCAACACCAACACCCGAGTCATGTCTCGGGTGCAAACGATCACGCAAGTCCGCCTACAGGTAGGCGGACTGATGCGACTCGGGACGCTGGCCGACACAGCCTACTGGGACAACCCTAAGCAGAATCCAGACGTGTACGAGGTCATCGACTCGTCGATGACCCCCAACCTGCGGAACACCGAGACTCTGTACGAGGCTTGCGGGTAATGAAAGTCACGGTACTGGGGCTTCCGGAATTGGAGAAAGCTCTTGGCAAGTATGCCAAGAGCCTCGGCACAGCCTTTGCAAAAGGCTGTGAGGATGCCGCCGAGACGTTCTTGAACAGAACGGACGTTCTGGTCAAGTACGAAACCGGAGCCCTTCGGGAATCCGGGGTCTGGTTTCAGGAGAAGGAGGGTTTCCAAACGGAAACCATCATCGGGTACGGGGCGAAGATCACTACCGACTACTACCGAGAAGGCAGAGACTACCCCCAACAACCCGAACTGTACGCTCGCAGGCAGCATGAGGACATCGCAGGGGCGTTGTTCCCCGTCACGACCGACGAGTGGATTGTTCATGGGATCAACTACTTCTCGGAAGATATGAGCAACCTGATCGTACAGGAGATGTCCAGAGTATGACCGGCGCAGAAGCATTAGCAGAAGTGGTCGAGACGAATCTCCCAAACTTGGGGTATTCGATCTTCATTAACCACGTCCCCGACGAGCCAGACAACGCGATCCTGATCTACGAGATCGGCAGAGGCCGACTCGAACCTCGCCTCCACCGCACCGGAAAACGCGAGGAGCATCCTCGCGTTGAAGTCCGTGTTAGGGGCGTGGATTCCGCCGCAGGCGGAATCCTCAGGCAAATCTCCGACATGACGGAATCCGTGTACGGATTCCCGCTGTCGAACGGCCAAAAATTGCAAGTCATTACCAAATCTAATACAATAGGATTCTCTGGGCAAGAGCAACAGACCCGGCGATACCACTACGCACAACAATTCCTGCTGACCATTACGGGGTAAACGATGCCTAAGCTGCCTGACGGATTCAAAACACTGATCGCCATTTCTGGGATCACGGCACTTTTCGAGGAAATCGAAGTAACGCCACCCGAGTTGGACGCCAACGGCGTCATCGACCAGACCACGATGCGGAACACCCGCTATCGAACCAACCTCGGCAAGAAGCTGGTCACCTTTGGTCCTAGCTCTATTGTCGTGGCCTATGACCCTGCGGTCATCGGCCAGATGCACAACATCCTCGGGTCGAACCGATACATCACAATCACCTTCCCTGATGGGGCTCTTTTGAGCTTCTACGCCGTTGTGAACAAGTTCACTCCAGATGCCCTCAAAGAAGGCGAACGACCTCAGGCTACTTTGGAATTGATTCCAAGTAACCTGTCAACCGCCGCAACCCCAGTGGAAACCGCTCCGGTTTTTGCCACGGGAACCACGGCGACCACGACCACCACGACGCTTGCTCCGTAAGCGTCTCGACACTTGTTTGTTTCAGGCGAACACTTGTGTTCGCCTTTTTTTTAGCAGAAGGGTGACCTGATTATGTCCGAACCAGTAGTACGTGTCTCAATCCTCCGCAAGTCGCAACCTGTCGAACTCGAAATCACCGAGGGTGAATACGTTCGCTACTCCGTCAAGGAGATGAACGGGGCACAGCGGGATGAATACTTCAACAAGACCGCAAACCGAACCACTCGCGATGCGAGTGGTGAAGTCATCGGCATGAAAGACTACAAGGGGCTGTACAGCACCTTGCTGTCGTTCTGCCTCTACGACGCAGACGGTAAGGCTATTCCGGAATCGAAGATTCAGGAATGGCCCGATACGGCGCAGAAGGCGTTGTTTGAGGTCGCTCGCGACCTCAACGGGCTTAACGCCAAGCAGGGAGACGACTCAAAAAACGATTAACGCCAGAACAGTACCTTTGGTACAAGCTGGCGCATGAACTCGGATGGCCCGTATCGTTGATTAAGCAGTTGACCACGGTGTCTGAATTTGACGAATGGCAGGCGTACTTTGAAGAACGCATGTCCTATTCAGACAAGTCAGACTACTACGCTGCGGCTACGATACGGGCCATTTTCGCTTCCCAGGGAGCGAAAGTGTCCCGCAACGTGGGTGACTTTTTGTTGGACTTCAAGACACCGAACACTCGACAAACCAACACCCAAGACTCGCGAAGCATTTGGTTTCGCATTTTAGGGATGGGACAGGAGACTGAGTAATGGCCGAGCGAGAACTGCCTCCAATCCGTGTTCGGATCTTAGGTGATGCTAGCGATTTCGATAAGTCAATCGCCAGCATCGCAGACAAAGTCACCGATCTCCAAAAGAAGATCAAAGAGGCGGCTTCGTCTGCGGTCACCGCCTCTGCCCGAGCCGAGGAAAACGCGAAGGCGGCACAAAGACGAGCCGACGAAAAGCATAAGATTCGTATGCAAGGGATCGAGCAGCAGAACGCCACCGCAACTAAAGCGATGGTGTCGAAGGCTCGGTCTGAGATTGCCGCCATAGATAAAAAGAGTCAGGCGGAATACCAAAAGATACAAAACCAAATCGCGAATGACGATAGGCTCGCCAAGCTAGAGCTACGCCGGTTGAACTCAGCCATCAACGACGACACTCGCAAGGCCAACGCTGAGATTCTACGGACGCAAAGAAAGTCGGACTTAGATCGACTACGCGCACAGAACACTATAAAAAATCAGAATGCGTTGTCTGCTCAACGAGTCGTCAATCTCCAAAACAAGGGGACAGCCGACCTTCAAAGAATCTACAATAAGATTAACAACGACAATCAGTTGTTTGCCCAAAAGCAACTACAAGAAGCCGCAAAGCTAGCTCGAATCAAGCAGCAGATGAACAACACTGCTGCGACCCATGCACAACGCATGTTGATTCTCGATCAGCAACTAATCGCCTCGTACATTCGAGCGGGCAACATACAAGCCGCCGGGCAACAAAAGGCGACTAAGCACACCCAAGACATGCTCAAGATGCAACAGCAACTTGCGGACATGCAACGCAAAGCGTCACAAGACGCATCTATGCACTTGCTTAAAGAACGCAAGATCCGATGGGAGATGGCTAGGGATGAAGCCACGCACAGACAGCGAATGCGAATCGAAGAAGAAATCCACCAGAAGCGAATGAAAAGTCGCTTCTACACCACGCAAGCTCCCATACCAAAACCAGCACCCAGGGCGGCTGCTCAACCGGCTATGTTTCCCTCAGGTGGGGGACTAGGTATGGGCCTTACGTCCCGCGCTGACATCTACATGCACGCCAATGCAATACGAGCGTTGGTTTCCTCCGGTCAGGGGATGTTGGATCTGTATGGCAATATAAAGATGGCCGAGGCGGGGCTGTACGCATTCACAGGGAATGCCCAAGCTGCATCTGTTGTCATGGCCGAGATCAAAGACCATGCCGAGAAAACTTCGTTTACTCGGCTTGGGTTGACCGAGGCTACTCGAAACATGATGTCGTATGGACTCTCGGCGAAGTCCGCGCTTGAACACATGAAGATGCTCGGTGACGTTGCCGGTGGCAGTGAGCTTCGGTTCGACAGGCTTTCTTTTGCTATGTCCCAAATCACCGCCAACGGCAGGTTGCAGGGGAACGAACTGCGACAGTTGACTGAGCAGGGTTTTAACCCTTTGGAGACTATGAGTCGAGTGACTGGTAAGTCTATGCTCGAACTGCGAAAGCTCATGGAAGCGGGTGCGATCTCAGCCGATCAAGTCACCGAAGCTCTTAGGATGGAAACTTCCGCAGGTGGAAGATTCGCCAACATGCAGAAGATCATGGCGAACACACTTCCAGGCCTTCGTAACCAACTGAAAGAGACTGTCCAGAACTTGAAAATAGGGTTCATTGCCGCACTTGAGAAGGATCTCATTAAGGCTTTGAAGTCGGCCATCGGCTATTTGAAAATGTTCGAGAAGTATCTACAGACCCCAGCCGGACAGCAGATGGCTGCGAGAATGGTCAATATTGCCAAGAACGTGTTCGCGGCTGCATTGGCTTTTCATACTCTTGGGTTTGCTATGGCGAGTTTGGCATGGTGGAGTCAGTCCGTGTTCTCCATGCTCAACCGAATTGTTTCTGTGTTCCGCGCATTGGCTATGGGCATCTCGTTGCTGGTTAGCATAGTCACAAGTCCCTTCGCTTTGATTGTAGCGGGAGCAGTAGCCGCCGGTCTTGCCGTCGCCTACATAGCCGCCCAGATTTGGGGGCCGGGATCGGTCTACGACGCATTCCTAAATCTGTACGCCACGGTCGCATGGTTCTTTGATTCTGCTACAGGGTTTCTGTACAACTTCGGCCATAACTGGATGGTCGTCAGCAAGTGGCTTCTGGCTAATTGGAGTACCATCATACCCGACATGATGGACCTGACTATGCGCTTCTTCGGAGCGATGCTCAACAATGCTTCGGTCGCCTTTAGGGCTGTGGCTCGCCTCATGGTTGTGTTCTCAACGTGGCTTGTCGATACTTGGTATTCATTGTTCGACGGTCGCATCTACGAAGCTATGGTTTCAGGCTTCATCAAAATCTTCACTTGGCTCGAAGATAAGTGGAAGAAGTTTGGTTTGTTTATGTCGCGAGTCTGGGAGAACTTGTTCGACCCAGGCGCGTTGTATGACGTTCTGGTTGAAGGCATGGGCATCGACGCAACCGCCGCTGCCATGACCCAAGACATCCAAACAACCCTTGACAAAGGGTTGTTGGAAGGTGTCAAAGGCGTGTTAGAAAGCGAATTTGCCAACATGCAAACTGGCTTGGAAGGATTCCAAGCCAGTACGCCTGAACTGACGGGATTGAAGTTCGACACACCTAAAATGCCTGCGCCCCCGAAGGCCCCCGAACTACCCGACGCTGCGGCTTACTCAGGCCCCGGCTTCGGGAGCTTTGGGGCGGGAGCCTCGGACTACAAAGTGACCGAGGCGATGTCGGCCACTGGGTCCGACTACAGCAAGCTGCTGGCCGAACAAGCGGGTCGCATGGCGACCCCGAAGGCCAACCCGCAGCTTGCTGCCCAGCAACAGACAAACAACCTGTTGAATCTGATTTACAACGCGCTGCGAGGCGCGCCACAAGTGACACTACAGCCTGCTAGCGTAGCAGGCCCAGGAGCGACCCCGTAATGGTGACCACACTCGTCGGTTTGCGCAGTCAGTCGATGACCCGAGACGAAGAAGGGCATCGCACCTACAACTTGTCTTGGCTCCTGAGGACAAGCGACTATTTGGACGGACCCGAGACGGTCTTGCAGACCGTCAACCTGTTGTTCCCTGTAGGCTCTGCCTACAGTTTGGACAACGACTACGACCCTTGGGCATTCTGTACGCCTGACTTGTCTATATCGGTCCACCAGGACTTGCAGGAAGGGGAACCTTGCCAGAGTTGGGTTGTGACCAACAAGTTCACAACCAAGCCTATGACAAGGTGCAACAACACGCAGATCGACAACCCGCTGTTGGAGCCCTACAACATCTCGGGCGACTTCACGCATGTGAGTCGCGAGATGAAAACGGATCGCTTCGGCACGCCGCTGCATCACGTCAATTATGAGCAGATGCTCGGACCCGAAGTCGAAGAAAAGATTAGCTTCCCCACAGTGACGATTTCCTTCAACTCAGCGATTTTGCCGCTGAGTTTGATTACGATGCTACTCAACAAGCTCAACGATGCGCCGCTTTGGGGTTTCCCGAAGCGGTGCGTTCGGTTTGTCGATGCAAAATGGGAGCGTGTTTTGTATGGGAGTTGTTTCTACTACTACAAGATCAGCTACACGTTTGAGACGAACCTAGAGACATTCAACAAATTCATCCCAGCCGTAGGTATGAAAACGCTTCTGCCGAACACAGCCCCAGTGTTTCCCACCGATTTCGCCATACAGAAGGATAAACTAGGCGAAAATTCTGGACCTGTTATCTTGAACAAGTCAGGAAGGCCAGCCAACCCGACCCGAAACCCGTACATCGAAGATGTGTTCGGCGTGAATCTAAATCCCGGCGAAAGCGACCCGGAGGGTCCGCTGATTCAGATGCGAGAGATCGCCCACGAATCCAATTTACTACTTCTCGGAATTCCAACCTCAATCAACTAACATGGGCAACAAGCAAGAAGAACAAGTTTTCCGCACTGTAGGCTCCCCCAAAGCGGACGACCGTTTCACGGTCGTCCTGCACGCGCACTACCTAGAGTGGGACACCGGAGCTACCACTGATGTCCGGTGGGCCTACGACCGCCTGACCCCCACAGGCAAAGGCACATGCACCCAACTGACGCTTCGCGTTCAGCCGGGGAGTCCGACAGCCATTGTGATTCCTGGGTTGGACCTCGACAAGTGTGAAGTCGTGTTGGGGCATAAAATGCCCCAACTATCGCCAAAGGCCGACTTGGCCGATTCATTCGCCCAAGAACAACGTCGAAACGTGATCGAAATCTGGGATTCCGAAAAAATGGTGGGAATCATCGGACCCGATAGAATGATGTTCGGCCAATTCAAAGGCCCTTTGTTTGCTAAATGCACCAGAGCCACGGCTCTCCTACACATAACAGCGGCCCCTGTCTGATGGACAACAAGCATTACGTTCTGACCGAGAAAGATCGTAGGGTATTGGACAATCTCCACGGAGAATCCAAAGCGGCCCCTCCCCCTGCGATGCTTCCCGCATCACAGGGCCAGTACCTAGCTGCGCCTGATGTCTATTGGGCATTGCCCCCGTGTGAAACCGGGTTGCCTGCGGCGACCCGGCTATCAGACGGCTCAGTCAGGCCGGGGCTTGCTAGGTGCTGCTTGTACAGATCGGATGACGATCTGGACAAGCTCGTACCGGTGCTAGATCCGACTGGGATTCCATTCCGTATTGAAGTCCGTAATCACTACTTCCGAGTCGGCAATGACTTCGTTCAAGTGTGGCGACACAAGAACGGAACTTGGACAAATGAACGGCCTGAGCTAGTCTCCGAATCGACGGCCACCACAACAACCGCCGCTCCCAACGCTGTCGCCGTCGACCCTCTCTGCCAAGGGGAGTGCATCTTCATCGCCGAGGCGGCGACGGGCGGGGGCTTTGCTTGGAAGTCGCCTGTCGGCGGGTGTGCCAACACCACAACGACCACAACGACCACAACGACTACCTCGACCACAACGACCTCGACCACAGCCACTACGACGACCGCTGCTCCCGTGATTCCTTGTGAGTCTGTGGGATGTCGACTCAGGTGTGTGGCCGCCACTACCCCCGCGCCGGGCGGAACCACTTCGTGGCCGCCTGCGCCGAGTACGGGGTATGTGTATCAAGTCATAGGCACGACGTGTGGGCCTCCTTGCAATTGTTTCGGAGCGGGTGACCCTTGCTTCTACCTCAACGGGGAGATCGACAGCAGGTGCGTGTACGTCGTGACCACGACGCCCGGCCCTACGACCACCACGACCACGGGCGGACCCATTGACGGTCCTCAGACTTGCAACATCGCCAACGGCCTGCTCGGATCGCCCGTGTCCGGGACGTACCGAGCGGCTACCGTCAAGGGATACGCCGCCGGTTGGATCATCTGCCAAGATTGCCCGACCGGTGACTTCCCATTGTTCCCCCGAGGGTCGATAGATTCTATCGACCCCGATCCCAACGGGCCTGTCGTGGTACACGACAGCCCTTGCGGAAGGAACCCTTGTTCCATGAACGCCACCTTGTACACCGAGGGTAAGGCAGTCTACCGAGCATTCTCTCTGACCGATCAACAATGGTTCTGGGGCAACAAACCAGATTCCGACCAAATCATCCAATACGACAACGAGAAGTGGTTGGCGAATTGGCGAGTGTGTCAGCAATGTGGGCCGGGTTTGCGTCCCGCAAACCCGCCTGCTCCGTGGTTGTTTTTCGATGCTTCGGAAAACCAAAATGGAATATCTCTGAGCCCATCTGACGGGATGTACTTGTACGAGACATCATGCGTAGCGGGGCCTCCATGCGATGCCTGCGAACTTTCACACATCGGAGATCTTGTTGGGACTACAACCAGCACTACATCATCCCCGACCCCACGGCCCACAAGCACGCAACCGCCTTGCGGTTGCGAGCCTCCGACTTACTGCCCCGCCGCATCCGGAGAGTGCGTTCGCACTCTCTGTAGGCCCGGAGGGGCGGCCTCGGGCACGCCTGCGTGCCCGACGACGACCACAGGTCCGAACCAATGCTTCGATTGGAGATCGGGTAGGGTGTGCGTATGTGGAAGCACGACCACAACGACAAGCACAACTACGACGAGAACCCCCGCAAACTGCGGCCAAAGTTGTAGCTTCATCTGGACGAACAGGGGATCTAGCGGGAGCGGAGGTGGGCCTGTTTACATATCGGATTGTCAGAACGGGTGCTACTGCAACGCGACACTGGCCCCTAGCGGAAGTGGCACTTTCCCTCCTTGCGGATCTATAGCCGTGGGTACTTGCGTACCCTACCTACCAACGACTGTATACCCAAACACATGCACAGGTTGCCGAGGGGCCTGTAGGTGGTTTGCGACGTATAGTAATGGATATGGATCTGCCTTAGTTTGGACAAACTTTGTGTCCGGCTCTCAATGTGTCCCTTACCCATCGCTTTGTTCCTGTGCCGATGGGGTGTACCCACCGTCTGAGGGTAATTACGACTCTGACTTCGGCGGGTGCTGCCGATGCGCCACACCGCAGACTCCCCCCAATAACATCTGCGATGTGTTAGAAACCACATGCACGTACACCCCGCCCGGCGGGACGCCGTACTGTGAGTGCTGTACCACCCAACCTTGTGACAAATACTGCGCGTTCAAAGGGAACGGAACAGGCGGTTGGACAAAGATCGACGATCCTTGTCCAACTACATGCCCATGCCCCGCATACCCACCAACGGTCAGTGAGTCTGACTGTGATCTTCGCCGGTACGCCTGCGGTTCGGTCGTCCCGACCACGACCGCAGGCCCTTCTACCACTACGTCTACTACGACCCCAGGTCCGGGGGCTTGCTGCTTCAACGGGGGTTGCGAGTTCGTGTCGTTCGCCACTTGTCGAACGTACCGGGGTACGTTCCAAGGACAAGGCGTCACCTGTGTGAGCATCACATGCCCGACCACTGTTCCTCCTACGACAACCCAACAATACGGAGCGTGCTGCCGACCCAACGCTGGGTCGCCCTCAGTGCTGTGTGAACAGAACGTCTCAAAGTCGTACTGTGACTACTACCAAGGCAGTTCGTGGTACTCAGGTCAGACTTGTGCGCAAGCCAACTGCATACCAACTACCACCCAAGCCCCTCGCGGAAGGTGCTGTATCTACCAGTACGGAGTATTCCAATACTGCATAGACGACATCGTCGAAGCGTCTTGCTCCGTCGACGGTTTCACGCCACCGGGTAGTTTCTCCAAGAACTGGGCGCAGGGGCAATCCTGCTCCGCAGGTTGCCCCGCGCAGCCGACTACGACCACTACGACAACAACCACGACCACTACGACCACATCCGGCCCGGCCCCGTGTGCCGGGGCCGAATGTACGTACCAGTCGCTTGATGGGTCGACCTGGACTCTGATGGAGGCTTGTGCATCACCCTGCAACTGCCCGACCCCTGCGAACCCACCCGCATTTGAGGGTGACGTAGCCACCCTCAACTGCGTCAGCCCCTAAAATTTGCAAGCCAAGAGACACCCTGTAGAATCAGGGTGTCTCTTTTCTCTAGCGGGAACCCAAATGACGAAACCATTTTTGACGGTCGCAATGGCGACCTACGACGACTTCGACGGCGTTTACTTCTCGATCCAAGCCCACCGACTTTTGCAGGATGCCTCGGACTGTGAATTCATCGTTCTGGACAACAACCCAGACGGCGAACACGGCAAGACCACACGGGAGTTTGTGCAAGGGATCGCACACAACGAGCGGATTCGGTACATTCCATTTACCGAATCCAAGGGCACTACGCAAACCCGAGAGCGGCTTTTCCAAGAAGCCGAGGGTCAGTACGTCCTAGTCACCGACCCTCACGTCCTTGTGCAAGCCAACGGCTTGCACAAGCTCAAGGAGTTCCTTCGGAACTCCGACCCCGAGATGCAGAAGAATCTATTCACCGGCCCCCTGCTCTACGATGGCCTAAACTACGTTGCCACCCACTTCGAGTGCATGTTCCGAGATCAAATGGAAGGGGCCTGGGCGACCGCCTGGAAGCATCCAGACGGTGCGATAATCGTAACGTCCGAATCCCCATCCAAGACTGTCCTAATGCGTCGTCTGCACCCTGAGGGCCTTGGGGAGTGGATCGCCACGGATATTCCGTGGCCGGGCCACGAAAAGGCTTTGATGGCTCGCGGCTACAAAGTAGCCGGGATCGACTCGAACGATCCGCCATTCGAGATCCCAGCCCAAGGGCTGGGACTCTTTTGCTCGTCGAAAGAGCATTGGCTAGGGTTCAATCCCGACTTCCGAATGTTCGGGGGCGAGGAATGCTACATCCATCGGAAGTACCGAAACGCAGGACGGAAGGCAATGTGCCTTCCGTTCCTCAAGTGGGTACACCGATTCGGGAGAGTCGGTGGGCCGAAGTACCCGCTGACGATGGAGGGCAAGATCCGGAACTACCTTCTCGGGTACGACGAACTCGGCCTCGACCGAGAGCCGATTCGCAAGCACTTCGTGGATGAAGTCAAAGTACCGCAACAGCGGTACGATGTGATCGCCGCCGATCCTAAGGCGTTCTCGCCTTACGTCGCGCCGACGCAACCACAAGCCGACGCCATCGGAACCTCAAACCTCGGGCTTCCTTTGCCAGTTGGAGTCGAGAACCTCGGCCAAGTGGCCGAGTTTCTCCTCAGGAACCCCCGCGACTTGGACCAACATATCAACGCATTCATGCGTTGGACTCTCGACTGCGATGTCGCAGTCGAGATCACCAAGCGGCGGGAAAGCTCCGCTTTCCTGCTCGCTGCCCTGGGTCGCAAAGTCTGCAAAGGCAAGTGCAACAAGGAAACCTGCGACAAGGCAACCTGCAAGCAGGTTGCCGAACTGTTCTCTTGGCAGGAAGAATCGGACAGCCTTTTGGGCATCCTCCAAGAGCATGTCAAGATCCACCAAGGCCGACCGCTCAGCTACACGGTCACCATCGCCGATCTGACCGAGCCTGTGGGCGAGATTCCCGAAGCCGACTTCCTGTTCCTCGATACTCGGCACACTGGCGAACGCCTTCATCGGGAATTGACCACCTACGCACCCATGATCCGCAAGCGGATCATGGTCCACGACACCGCCTTATACGGGCTTGTCGGGGAAGGCAACACCAAGGGCCTTTGGTGGGCTATTAAGGCATTCATGGCCGACAACCCAGAATGGTTTGTCGCCGAACACAACGATGCTCAGTACGGTATGACCGTACTGAGTCGAGTGCCTGAGGATCGTCCGAAGGACGAGACGAAGCCTTGGCCCAAAACCGACAAGGATGGTAATCCTTGCGGTTGCGGGACCAACCTCAAAGGCTGGCTCAAGAAGATCGGCATCGAGGCTTCGCCCACTTGCTCTTGCAACGCAAGAGCAAAGGCGATGGACTTGCAAGGCCCTCAATGGTGTAGGGACAACATCGAGACGATCTTGGATTGGCTAAACGAAGAAGCCACCAAGAGGAATCTTGGTGGCTTGTTCTTCCGACCGGCTGTCAAGCTGGTCGTACAAAGAGCGATCTCCAAGGCCGAGAAGGACGAAGCAGCAGGCAACTGCGGCTAGTCCTTCCCCAACCGGGTCCACGCCGGAGGCGGCGTCGTAACTGATATGTTCTGCCTGTAATACGCCTCGATTTCTCGGCGAGTCTCGATGTAGAACTCGTCGTAGACGGCTTCCAATGGCTTGCCCGACACGCTGTGTGGGCAAGCATCCCAAGAGGATTCGCAATCGAATCCTCTTGACAAGCCCGACCAATGCTGCTCGCCTTCGGCTCCCCACCTATAGACATAGGTAGGGAGCGTCGGCGTTGCTCGCTCGCCCATCCTACCGAATCGAGTCTTGAGTTCGCCGAGAAACATCTGATCTTGGCCTACGTTCTTGCGGTCTGGAAACAGACCGCCCCAAGGATCTAGGCACTTCCGGTCGAACGTGATGCTTGACCAGAACCGACCTTCGGTCGGTTCGACGTTCAGTGAACCACCGAAGGTGGTGAACACCTTGTCGGGGTAAGTCCACAAGGCCCCGGTCCCGTAATGCCACGCCGCATGTTCGAGATGATTCTCGGTGAACCCATCGTCGTCATCCCAAATGGCGACGTGGGTGAAGTGCGGCCCCATGTACTCCAAGGCGAAGTTATACTTCGCCGCAATGCTTGGGTACTTCTCGCCGTTTTGTGGCCTGAGTAGATAGACGTTGCGACTTTTCCATTCTTGCCACTGTTCTTGTGTTGGGGAGCATCTCGCATCCTTCGGGCGATCATCAATGATCGCCAACGTAGCGTTCTTGTAGGTCTGATCCAAAAAGCACCTAAGTGCGTTTTGGATCGTTTCGTGCCGGTGATTCCACACAGGCATCAGGCACAGAAAATGCGGTCGGTTCACTTGCAGAACTCCTTGGGGTGGATGCAGATTACTTTTTGGTTGAGAGGGACTTCGTATCGGCAGATTCCGCCTTGCTGGAACACTGGGTACTGGATGCCGGGAAACGGTTGCCGAGGCACGTACTTCTGCCCAGGCTCGGTTTTGAACGACACCGTCCGGGTTTTCACGGACGGGCCGTCGTACTCACAAACCCACGCGCCCGGCTCGATAGCTAGCAGGGCTCTGTGGAATTCCTGGACATTGAAAGTACGTTTGGCATCCTGCATTCTCTGTGCTTTTTTCAGAAGCCTACGCTGCAAAGCGTAGGCTTCTGCTAGGGATTTGATCCTGCGGTTGATCCTCATGTTCATGCCCAAAGCTCTAGCTTTGGCGAGGTCTTTCAGGAACGCAGGTTGCCAAGTGTTTACGTGGATCGCCGTGGGCGGGTTCTTAGGGTTCTTGCTCATGTTCTTTCTGGGTGGTTATGCCGATGCCGTTCCAATCGCATCGGTCGTTTTCGTGGAAAATAGGTTGGCCGAGTTCTGCGCGTCTGCGCATCACTTCGATCTTCTCCCAAGATCCGGCAGGGGCGTCAGTGCCGACGAACATGGCTTTAGCCACGTCGTCGGCAACTGGGTGATTGCCGTACCTCAGGATGTACTCGAATCTGTCGTTGGTCACGCTACCTCGATCCTGTTTTCAAAGTCCATGAATTCTTCGATGTGCGTGACCATGATAATCTGAACTCCCATTTCTTGGGAGAGTTCAGACAGAAGTGCGCGGACGTTGCTGCGGTAGTGCGACGAGACGAACCGGAACGGTTCGTCCAGAATCAAAACCCTAGCAGGTTGGGGACGTTGCAGCATGAGGCAAGCGAGCCGCAAGCCGAAAGCTGCCACGTCTAAAATTCCGCCGCCGCACGATTGGAGGGGGTCAAGCTCATGGCCTTCCGCATCGACGAGGACGCCACGCACTTCTGTCTGCCCCCGTTTCTGCTCGAAAACGAGCAGAAACGACAATGCTTGGTCGCCAAAGACTGCCTGCAAGCATCGGGTAACAACGTACCCGATGCGTTTCTGGCAAGCCTCTTGGCATTTCATGCTGACCTGCTGGACAATCTCCTTGGCCGCCAAGGCGGCCTCGTATTGCCCTCGCAAGTCGTCTATCGACGACTTGCTGGTTGCGACCGCCATGACGGCGGCCTTGTGTTTACTTGAGGCCGCCGAGAGCGGTGATCGCAGATTGGTTAGCCGAAAAAAATTCGTCACACTGTTGGTTGAAGGCAGGTTCATTGGTTGCGATGTACTGTTCGAGTTCTTGAATTTCCGCTTGTGCCGACTCAACCGATTCGTGGCCGAGTTCCCTGAGGTTGTGGAGTAGTTGCTCCTTCTGCCCCTCCATCTTGCTTTTCTGAGTCTTGGCTGACTCTAATCTCCGTTGAATTTCCGCATATTCCACAATCAGTTCTCCTGGCTTTAAGTGTGCATGGCTTGTCGCCTGCCCCACCGTAGGGGCAGGCGATGTATTGTACGTCTGGGCTTGGTACTTCTGGAATACGGGTGACCAGATTTTGGCAGATTATGCAGACATAATCAGCCATTTTGTTTGAGATCCGTAATCATCTGTCGGAGGATCACGGCAGTCTGCGATCCGGCGGCGTCGACGGCTCGCTCCAAGTTTTCGAGGAACGAGTCTCCCGAGAGTTGCAAATTATGCAACTCTTGGATGACCTCGGATGCCACCTTGGCATCCTCGACCTGCGGCTGCCACGACTCTAGCCACACAGGCTCCGGTACGTCGTAGGGATGCCTCTCGATGGAACCATCGGTCATCAGGACTCCGTAGTGAGGCACTAGGGACTTCTGATCGGCGTTCTGCGGGATGAACCCACCGTGGTTCATCACGTTGGGGAGCATCCAAGGGATATGGTTGTCCCCGATAATCATGGCATCGAGGTTGGGGTAGAGTCGCTCGAAACGAGACGACTCGTCGGCCTTGGCGTGGCAGTTGAACTGGTTGCTCCAAGCGTACTTGTGGAGGACTCCCAGCTTGATGCCGTCGAAGGGATGATTGTCAGCTTCGGTCGGTGGTTCCCACCGACCCCAAGGCATCGCCCAGACTTGCAAGTCCTGCACACCGATGCTGGTCCATTCCATAGCCGGTAAATCAAAAAGAATATCCGCAGCGACCAAGCACCCGTAGGCTCCTCGGAGCCTACTTTCGTAGTCGTGGTAGCGAAGATCGTGTTGACCGGGAATGGCCGCCATTAGCGGTAGTTTCTGAATCGCGAATCGGACGAGTTCGCTCGATGGATTCCATCGGTCGAACACGTCGCCTGCGCAAATGATCGGGGTACTCCATCGCCGGGAGGCATCTTCCAAAGCATTGAGATGGTTCTCCATGACCTCGTACCAGTCCTTTTCGGCTCTGGCACTCGGGGCAGTCTCCCGCAAATGGAGATCGGAACACAGGACGGCTAAAGGGGTTTTTTGCAAGTCGGACATACTTCCCTCACTAATTTGATTTTGGTTTCTAACTCGGTGACGGATTGGCAGGCGACTAGGTATGTCCCCTGCCAATCCGCTATGCCATTCAACACACGCTCCAACTTCGACTGCTTGGCTCGCGACTCTGCGAGTCGCTTGCCTGTTGCCAGTAGCCCATCCACGTCCCCGTGGATGGGCTTGACGGCGGCTAGTTGCTGGGCTACTGGTCGGATCGCAGCCAAGCGGGATCGCTTGGCTGCGATCTGCTCGCCCTGCTTTTTCAGTTTCGCTAATCCTGATCCGACAGTATTAACCAAACTGATCTTGGCCGACACGTCGGCCAAGGGCGCAGTTGCGGCAAGAATCGCCGAACGGCGATTCTTCTTGTCGGCAAGAGCCTTGGCCTGATCGGCCAAGGCTTGTAGGTCGAGTATCAGTTTGTCTAATGATTGCAGAGAGTGCGACAAGGCTTCGACCACTTGCGTCTTGTCAGACAGCAGCGTGCATCGGTTTTGCTTATACTGCAATTCCTGCATGTAGACGACTAGGGACTCGTACTGAGCCAGAACGCTTGGGAACCAAGCGATCTGGTCAAGTTCGGCTTGCTGCTTCTCGGCGATGGTTTCCATCGCCGAGAGTTCGCCCTTGGTCCGAGTCGCGTTGCTCGCGGCCATCGCGTTGGCCTTGTCGATGATCGACAAGTCCACAATGCGGTTGAGTTCTTTTGCCATCTGGCCGGGGGGTAAGGTCAGCAAGAACGGGGCATCGTGCTGGCCTTGCAGGTTGATCTCCGAGAGTCCAAGCGTAGCTTGGACTTCGGATGGTTGCTTCGTGGCGCACGCCACGAAGGTCTGCCCTGCGGCCTTGTAGCCGTATCCCTCGGTCGGGTGCTTGAACCGAGTGACCTCGCCTCGATCCGAGGCGATGGTCACTTCGGTGTGCGGCTCGTCGAACGTCTGCAATCCGGTGATCGGCTTGTGTTCCACAAGCCACCGGATTGCACGAAAGACGGATGACTTGCCTGCGTTTGTGGGGCCGACAATCACGTTGACGTTCGGAACGAACGTCAAGTGGCGGTCGCGGTGAGCCTGAAAGTTAGTCAGCCTGATGTCTGTGAGCATGTTTGGCTTCCTCCCGCTGGTTGGCAGCTTCGTTGATGGCGATGATCTGGTCCAGTTCCTCGTCGGTGAGTAGGCTCTGGTGCAAGTCCCTGCGAATTCTTGCGACTTTGTTTTCCTTGCGGCATCTTTCCATTCCGTGTCGGATCGTATCTGTTACAGGATAAGCCGAGGAGTGAGTCGGACTCCAGGCATCTAAACCTCGAATCCTTAAATCTGAGTTGAGAATATACAAATCATCACCTAAAGTTATCCGGCCAGTCTTGGATATCTTGGTGATTTTGTGGATGGTGTAGTTCCCTCCGCGACCTCCGTGGTGGATTGCAAGTTCGTCTCCGACTTTCCATTCTTTCTTCTGCTCAGACATCATTTCCTCGGTAGGTATTTACTAGGTACGAAGTGTTCCTTGATGATGCCATTCTCGACCATCTGCTGCGAAGCAAGCAGAAGCTCGACTATGGCATCCATCCCGTTATACGTCAGGAGCTTCGGCCAGGGAACCGAAAGTATCTTATTTCTTTGAGAATTTGTTTCGGACTCGAAATAGGATTCCACGTCCCCCGCGAAGTAGGGCACGCCCAACTTCGCGAATGCCTGAAACTTCAAGCCCGTCACGCCGCTGTTGGGATTCTCCCAATGCGCGGCTTGCATCGTGTCCCACCACCACCGACGAACCTGAACCCCCAGCTTAGATCGGCTCCACCGATCCTCGAACTTCATGTTCGCTGCAATCTTCCGAATGTCGGACGCCAAGAATCGCCTAATCGCATCATGCGTATCGGCGTACACCGGGAACGAAATGCAATGCAGTTCGTCCCCGGCGGTGTAGGCCACCGCCATCGAAACGATGATCTGGGTGTCCCACTCGGGCTTTCGCCCGGTGGTTTCGTAGTCGAACGCCACAATCTGTGCCGTCTGAGTGATCTTGTCTAGTTCGGCATTGATCTCTTGGGGATCGTAGATCTGTCGGATTCGGCTCTCCAAGGGGACGCACCCATCGGGCCACGGGCGGCCCGATATTCGCATCGCATCCCGCAGTTGTTGGTACTCGAACATGCTCGACACGTCGAGCATTCGTTTGTACTCGCCCATCAGGCCCACCGGACAGATCCAAGCGTTGAGATCCCTGCAAGGGATCACCGCGCCGTACCACCGGTCGTAAAGCTCGGCGGGGGTCTGCCAGTATCGGCCAATGACCGACTGAGTAGCCCTCGGACCATAGGGAATGACGACTTCGGGGTTGAGGCGTGCCAACTCGCTCGCGACGAGCGGTTGGCAATGCCGCCAAGCCTCGTTTGAGGCCCCTGGGCAGGCCGCTGCTGGCACTTTTGGGTAGGCGTCAAGTGTGACGCCTACCCGACTGCAAACGGTCCCTAGACGGCCAAATTGGCCGTCTAGCAGGGCGTTCGGGGCATCGTCCCCGGCTTTGTCGACCACAAAGACGACTTTGGCCGGTTTACCCGGCCAAGTCTGCTTCGGATGGCGACAACTTCGGTCGGCCTTACACGTCCCGCAAAGCGGGACGACGGGCAACGACTTGGTTAGCTTTGCGGAAGCGAACAGCGGCATTTTTCTTCGGCTTCCTTGACGGAGAGTAGGAGTTTGAGGAACGATTCGGGGTCGTCGAACGACCACCCCGAATCGGATCGGATGACGAAGAACGGCTCCTCACCGGGGAGTTGGTATTCACAATCGATGGTGATGTCCTCGGACCCTACGCCAGAAGGGTCCGTCGTGCCGAGGGTGTTCGGCGTTTGCGTGAACTGGAAAGTGACCTTGCTTATGTCCGGGCCGTAGTAGTCCTTGCTTGTCGTTGTCGGTGGAGTATCTTCCCCTTCGACTTTGATTTCGGCTTCGCAGGTGTCGGAGGGGTACGCCTCTCGCATCTGTTCGAGTCTGTCCGTATCAATCGCATGGGTGTGCCCATTTCTATCGAGAACTACCTCGCAATATGTAGGATTAACCGTTACGATGGTCCCCGAATGTCGCATAAATGGTCCTCCGTCAGCCGCGACTCGCACCCTGTCTCCGGGGCTCGGCAGAAAAGGGGCAACGTCGCGGAATTCGTTCTGATTCCAAGCCTGTTGTACCGCAGGTACAACAGGGATATCGGAGGCAAGGATTCTCTCACCCTTCTCCAAATGCCGAAAACCTTGAGGGCATTCAGGCGGTTCGACAGGTCGGCAATGATCCTGGTCAGCATAAAACCAGTTTTCATCGCTGCTTCCCGTCACTTTCATTAGGTTTTCCCAGGGTGCAATCACTTTACACAACACCCAGACCCTATCACCTTTTTTAAGCTCTTTCATACGATGTTCTCCGTACTGGTCAGATACACAAAATTCTCCCCACGAATCCGCAGAGCGGATTGCGTGAGGGATACAGGATAGTCATGCTTGAGCAACGTCTGGATGTGCTTCGGGTTGATCCCGAAGCACTTCGGCGGCCCGTCATATTCTACGTCCCGGACCTCCTCATAAATCCCACTTTCGTTCTGCCCACGCACCATTATTTTTCCGGGCTTGAGCCGGAACTGGGCTTGCTTCCCAGTTCCGGTATCAGCGAGGAACGCCGCCGCCTTCTGCAAGGCGTCGAGCAGACTGCTCGGGAATCGGAGGCTCGCCTCCGATTCTGACCGGAACGCATCAGACAGATCCGGCAACGTCCCGCTGTACGCCCGGACTGCAACTTGCAGTCCGGTGTACGTTTTGAAATGCACCCACCCTGCGGACTCGGCGAGCGCAGCTACGCCGAGTTCGTTGACCGCACCGCAAGCCGCACGCTTGATAAGCGTCGGCTTGCTGATGGGGCAGTCCAGCTTGTAGCGGACTGCCTGAAACACATCCGTGGCCTGTAGGCCACGGGAGCTTAGTTCCACGCAGGTCAGCTCCCATGCCTCGGAGTCTTTGGCCGCCGAATCGGCGGCCATCGCCAATGCGTCTGCGAACACAGGGGGAACGTCGGACCACTCGCCGGGGGCATCCACCGACTCGTAGTGGGGGATGACATCGAGTTGGACGTTGAGTTTGATCTGCCGGATGTTGGCACACTTGATGACCAACTGGCTGTCCTTGAGCGAGATGTCAATCTCGTCCTCGGTCAGCTTTCGCAGGGTTTCCAAAAGCGGCTTCGCAGGAGCCGCGCATCGGAAGTTGACTACGGTATCCTGTTGGCACAGTACCTCGTCGTTGAACGTGTAGACCTTCCCGTTCGTAAACAGGAAGCATTCCGACTGCTCGATGTTGTCGGTAGAGGACAAGCCAGGGGCGCAGGACTCTAGGTGGCGAAGGAATTCTTTACGCTGGATTTTCATTGGGAGGCTCCGTAAAGTACGTAGTGGTTGGCCGCCTCTGTCTGCAATGCCGACCTTCTGCCTTCATCCCAGAATTGAGATCCCCGAAAAACATAAACGGCGTCGGATGGTGCATGTTCGGCGTCAAGCCACACGAAGCCCGTATCGACTGCCCTTCTTTCTATGTTGGTCACGATCAACTCCTCTCGCAAATCCCTCTTGAGAACCAGAATCCAAAACGGAGTACCCGCAAGCGAAGCGGAACGCTTCGCTTGCTCGATGAAGTCCCGCATCTGATTCGGCCCGTTGGGCTTGTCAATCAGGTCTTGAATTGTCGTGCTGTTGTACCCTCGCTTGAGTTCAAAGGTCACGATGTTCAGCAACTTCTGCGCTTCGGGACATTGCGCAGCAATGTCCCCGTAGCCATTGGCTGTGTTCCTACCCGACTTGGCCCGGTTGGTGGCTCGGCCCCCCGAGCCACCAAGCCGCCAGAACCAGTCGTCGGCTTTGCCTTCGCTCCACCATAGGGATAGCTTTCGAGCGAAGTCTCGCTCGAAAGCGGAGCCTTTCTTCGGATCGCCCTTGCGTTTCTTCTTGACCGGAGCCTCGGTTGTGGATTTTTTCTTGGGCATTATTCGACCTCCTATGGTTTGCTTGATGGATTATCAGATCCCTGTGGAATCCCGCAAATTGCGTGAATTTCACACACTTCCTCCTTAGACAAAGGGATCAGGCCCTCCGTCTTGCGTTTCCTGTTTTGTTGTAAGCATTGATCCTTCGCCGCCTCCCAGGCGGCGTACAGGGTAAGATCCGTCTCAAGGATCAGATTTAGATTACCAAACCTGATGGGCAGACCACGCGAGAGTTCGATGATCTGTCGCTTCGTCCCCTCGGAGACGAAGCAGACTAAATCAATGTCGCTTTCTGGGGTAGCTGTGCCGTAGGCTTGGCTACCTGTGATGAATGCAGGGGTGGCGTTGTCCATTATTCAGATTCGCCCTTGTTGCTGCGGTGCTGCTCAATCCAATCATAAACCGCCATCAGTCGCTCATTCTGAGCGTGTCGCAGATCCCTTCGCCTCGCGACTGCTTCCAGCACTCGCTTGTCTGCGACTACCTGACCGTCAACCATCTGTTGCTCGACGGCTTGAACAAAGTTGCGGAAGCGAACTTGTCGAGGAGCCTTCCTCGCTTGGGTGGTTGGGTTGTTCTTCTTGGAGGCTTTGCGTTCCTCAGGGGAACGCGAATCCTCTGGCTTCTTGTTGGAGTCCAACCATTGTTGTCGGGTGAGTCGAATGCTCATTTCTTGATGCCTTTCGGTGTTCGTTGTGCTACGCTGTCGAATACTCGGCCCATCATCGCCCAGTCCAAAGCGTCGACCTGTGGAACAGGTCGACACTCGGGAGTCCCCGGAGCGGGGAGCTTCGTAAGCTGGATGTTCTTGTTATACACTTCTACGTGGTCAGTGAAGCGTTTTCGGAACTCAGGTTTCCCTTTTCCCATTAAAAATTTTGCCGCCTTCGCCATACCAATGCCTGTCAGTCCGACAACATTGTCGGACGAACAGCCTGCCCATGCCTTTGCCGAAGCGTAAAGGCATGGTGGCATCTCGGAGTGTTTCCTTCGGAAATCCTCCTCATTGACAACCGTTTTGGAAGCCGGGCGGTAGACTACCACCCGGCTGCCCTCGATCATCTGGTAGAGATCCTCGTCGTTGCTGACGATGTACACCTTCCGAGCATTCGGAAGGTGCTTGACGCACGAAGCGATCAAATCGTCGGCCTCGAATCCTTTGGCCCAGAAGATGTTGTTGGCCCCGATGGTCGGCAAGTGGATCTCTCGGAACGCTGCCATCTGGTCGTACAAGATCTGTCGGAGTTCCTTCTCGTCCTCAGGAGCCTGCAACCTCGCTTCTTTGCGAGGTTGCTTGTAGGCAGGGTCGATCTGCTTTCGATAGTCGTATCCGCCATCGAAACAAAAGATCAGCGTGTCCACGCATAAATCGTCCTGCAACTTGTTGCAGGACTGATGCAACGCCTTGAACAGCGTACCAGGATCATCCCGCCAGAACTGTGGCGGGATGGTATGCCATCGAGCGTAAGCGAGGTTGCTTACGTCGATGATCGCGTAGCGAGCATCGGCGGTCATGGGGCCTCCACTTCTGGTTTAGGGAGCGGTCGCTTCCTAAAGCGACGTAAGGCTTCTGTGAGCGTGGTACGAATAAACAGTTCCATTCTGTGTTCGTTGCTAGTGCAAGGTTCCATGTCGAAGAAGGTGTCTAACTTGTACACATTCCCATCCGATGCTGCCAGACGCAAGGTGACCTTTACGGCCATGCCTAATAGGCATCGTGGGTGAATCTCATAGGATTCACCCCCAGAGTAGTCAATCCCAGCTTCGAGAAACTCGACAACTCGGGCTACGAACCGACCGAGCATCTTACGATGCTCGTCGGTTAATTTGTATGGCACTCCGGTCACTGTTGCCTCCGAGCTTCTCTCAAGACATTGCGGATAACTGCAATGCCTTCGAGCTTGTGGCCGATTTCATGCAACTGATCTCGCAGGTTTGCGAGATCAGTCTTGACCTTGACCAAAACCTCAGTCTTTTCGTCGGCTGTCAGGGCATCCCCTGACAGCACTTTTTGTTCTACGTTCAGAGCCGCAGATCGGATCTGCTCAATCAGTTCATCCATTTTATTCGTACCTTTTCTTACGGGTTACTGTCAGTTGGGACTCGATAGAGTCCCAACAAGCCTGCATTGCCGCGAACAACTCTTGTTCGCGGCCATCATCTTCGATCTTGCGAATCAATTCTTCGCGGTTGTAGGTCTTGTCGTACATGGTGGAAGCGATCCTGCCTGACGTAGCCGACCATGTTTTTTCTTTGATAAGGAAGTCGACCGCCGCGCCGGTCGCATCCACGCCGAAGTCGGGCACGATGGGGATGCTGACGGTTCGCTGTCTGCCGTTGATCCGATTTTTTTCGATCTTAAACGTAGGGACGATCCCTATGATCCGTTTCTGACCGTTGACTTCCTTCGTCAGCTTCTCGCCGGGATAGGTCCAAATCTCGACCGATCCCCCAAACTTGATCGCGTGGCCGCCGCCTCGGACGTGCTTCGGCCCGTACAAGCCTGCTTTGAGGTTATCTCGCACTTGCGAGATACTCAATAGAATCGACCCTGAATCCTCAATCATCGTAAGAATTCGAGGTAGTCGCTGGCTGTTGATCTTGGCTTTCCCGTCGCCGTAGCTTCCGTCGATGTCCTTGCCTTCGGCGCGATTTTTCGCGTCCTCGGCAATCTGTTTTTCCTTCTGCTCGCTGGACAGCGTGTCCAGCGAGTCGATGATCGCAACAAACTTCTGGCCTGCTTTGATCTTCGCTTCCAACCAGTCGTAAACGAACTCAAGCAGCATCGGCTTGCCGGGTTCAGAGCGAAGCACCTGAATCCGCTTCGCGGCTTTCGATCCGAAGAACTTCTCGAAGTCGAAGTGGTTGCCCACTTCGGCATCGATATGCCATAGCTCGTAGTCGTCGAACTCAGGGTTGTTGGCCGCCTCGGCCAACAACGTCAACGTCGCCAGCGTCTTGCCGCTGGACGAATCACCAACGTAGAACACGTAGGTTCCAGCCATGATCCCCTTCTGCCAATCGCCGGAGACGGCGAGGTTCAGCAGGGGGCATCCAAGCGAAAGGAACTTCTGTTCCTTTCGCTTGGGAGTGGCGGCGTCTTGTAGGACTTCGAGTGGCTTCTTCTTAGGCATTTTATTCTCCCTGTTCTTTAGGTTCTTCGGTGCTGCAAAATCCGTGGCATTCAAACGTCTCGACTTCGTAGCGGCCTTTCTTAGAGGAAATATCGGCAATTTCAGGATACGATGGGTGAGGTTTCAAAAACAGTGGTTGTTTGACTTTGCCGACTGTGTGTGTCAGCACCGTTCGGGGTTCACCTGCTCTATCCGTAAAAGCATGTTCTAAGTCAGCCATGTAGTTAAATTTTTTGGGGAAGATCACCTGTATTCGCTTCCAATAGCCGATACCTCCTTGAATACACCCCCCCTTCTCACCGTCGTCTGTTCCGAGGCAGTTGTTGTTCTTAAAATCTTGGTAGACCTTAGGAGGGGTTATACCTATGTGCGACAAAGCCTTAAACACGCCCTGCTTATCCAGATCGTTCTGGATAAGCGGATAGCTCGGGTTTTTTTCGGGGTAGTTCATGGTCATGTTTGTTGCCCTGAGTTTCTCTTTCGAGCTAGCATCAAACCCGAACACTTGCGACCAAACGTCAATTCCTTTCAGTCGTTTGTTTGCGGTGTCTCGTTTCAAATAAGACGAACAAGCCGCGCCGCCTGCATACGAGAATTTCCCGTAGCGTTGCCAAACATCCTCAGGCTCGTGAAATTTCTCTGACTGTAGTTGCTCTACTTGCACCCCAAGTCGACGTTCAAAATCAAACAAAAACCTGTAAGTATCCGGGTGTTCGATGTTTGTTTGCATGTGTATAAACAAGCATCGAGAGCCGAAATGCTCGAAAGCAATAAAGCACGCAACGGCTGACGATGCTCCGCCAGACCAATTACAGACGACCAAGCCGTCATCCGATTTTGTAATCGGATTGACGGGTATTTCTAGTTTGTATTTAGGCATCGGTACGCTCCATAATGGTCTTGAGGCAATCGAGGACGTACTGTGTTTTGTCCTCCACCGCAATCGTACCGTTGTACGATTGCGGGTACAAGATTGCGTCACCGCCTTTCTCCCTAAAAAGCCGACAATTCTCGACATTATCGTCGATCAGGATCGCCCCTGGGCGAGCCAGTTCGTACTTGTCGTGCATGAAGATCGTTTGCCGAATCTCGATGTCCATTTCCCTCTTGAGCCATACGGCTCTGCCGTATAGGCAATTGGGGTCTGGGAATGGTCGAGTGCAAACGTATGCCGAGTCTGCGAGATCGCAGACTTCGGCCCATAGCCTCTTGGCCCCTGGGATTCGAGTCATCGAATCCCAGAACGAGACGAACGACATGGCGTCGTTGAGGTCTGCCTGAGTAATCCCATGTTCGGCAAACCCATCCCAAGCCTTCCAAGGCTTGAGGGGTTTGTCCGCCCAGTAGTGGATCTGTTTGACCCAATCCGCCAGCACGCCGTCGCAGTCTACGTAAATCGTTGTCGTCATCGTTTAGCCCTTGTAAAGACATGAAAAAACCACCCACTGGTTGCAGCCGGTGGGTGGTGTATTTGTCAGGCACACAGAAATGAGGTTGTTAAAATCCGCTGCCTGACCGGCTGTTAAGGTTTAATTGGCGGATAGATAGATTACACCAAGAAACCCAGGCACACACCGGTCGCCGTTGTTTTGCGGCTTCAAGTGGAGAGAGCCGCGAGGCAATCAACCTCTATTTTCCTTTGGTCATGCCACCCTTTTTCGGAGCAGCCGGAGGCTGCTTCGGGGGCTTGGTTCCCTTCGCCCCCTTCTTTTCCTTAGGGACAGTGGACTTGTACGTTCCTGACTTCGATGGCATGGTATTTCTCCTGTTGCCTAGTTGCTGAAAAACCAAAACTGTATTGTACTACAAACGTCGGGACTTGTTTACAAGTCCCGACAAAAGGATCAGGCGGGTTTGGTTACCCGCTTGGCGTGGGATACTCGATGTTCCAACCACGCCGCCGACCCTCGCAACTTCGCCGCCGTTGGCAGTAAGGCAGTTGCCGCCTGTGTCTAGCATCGCCAGAAACTACGCTGGCTCTAGGTTGTCCTCGAAATACTTCTGCGCGACCAACCATTGATCGCCGTGGTTCTTTGGGTTTCGTGCAATCATGTCGCCTTCCTTGGGGCTACCTGCTGCCTTGTCCGTCTCGGATATGCTGACGCCCGAAACGTCCTCGCCCGCAACATACGGGCGCATTTCCGACAACCCTTTACGTTTGTACTGCTTCCAACCCATAACTCAAGCCTTTCGTAAAAAACCATCAACTGAACTGCCTCGCACGTCTTTCGTGCGACTGGCAAAGGATCGGGCGGGATTCAAACCCGCCTCGGAGTCGCAATGCTCCGTCGTCGGCCAGTCCTCAGAACTCGATTCGCTGTTGCCTCACACGTGTCGCCACCACGCCGCCGACCCTCGCCTTCTCTCTGGCTGTCACGCACTGTCGCTACTATTTCCCCACAAACCATGCGTTATTGTTGGGTGAACACGATGCCGTAGCTGGCAGCGGTTGCCTATCCTGCTAAGCAACCGAGTGGTCTTTTTTTCTCCCTTTCGGGGTAGGTCTGTCGACCAACCAGGAACCACTTCAAAGGGTCGGACAGGAATCGCACCTGCTGACCACACCCGCCTGGGCGTGTTCGCGACGAGCCCTGCCGCGAATCGGGCTTGTCCTTATTTACCGCTTGTGCCGTTGGTGTCCCGCTAAGGCCCTATCGAACACAGTAGTATCGTGTCACTGTCCACGACGCCGACCCTCAGGCCCGATCACTGATCGGGCCATTCCGAATCCCACGCCTCGTCGGAACCAGAACCAGCGGAGGCTGGTGCTGGTTCTGGTGCGACTTCGGGCGTGGTCCCTGTCGCTTGAGCCTGCGGCTCTCGCGACAGATCCTTCAAGTTGACCTTGTGAGGGTCATCGTTTCCGTCAAAGACGCTGATTACCCCGTTGACATTCTTGTGGATCGTGACTTTACCCAAGGTGACGTGGTAAGCCACGTCACCCTTGGCAGGCCAAGCAGCCACAGGAGCCGAGACGGCAGGGGCCGATACCGCAGGAGCCGGAGCAGCAGGAGGCAAGGTCGTCGTAACGACCGGCCTTTGCACCTTAGGCTCAGGGGCAGTCGGCTTCGGAATATCCAAAGGTTTCGGCGTTGGCGGTGGTTGCACCACCGCCGAAACCGTAGCCACCACTTCGGTGTCCTCGGACACCGAAGCGTCGTCCGCATCTTCGTCGTAAAACTTGGCTCGCAAAGTCTCTGCACTCTCAATAACCAGCAGGTTATCGAGTTGTAGGGCTTGGGCCAAGATCGCCTCGGGGACGCCGCCGTGTCGGTCGAAATCGAACGAGACGGCCTCATAGCATTTGTTACCTGGAAGCACCTTCTCAGCAAAGGTGACATAGATGAACGCCCCTTCGACAGGATCGGCGAAGTAGTCAATCCACTCGCGACCGGGGATCGCGACCTTGGCCGAGACGGTCGTGTTCAACTGTTTCGAGAACAGGTGGTAGCTGTGATCGAACAGCACGACTTGATTCTGCTCAGGCAACCACACTGTGTACAGTGTGCGTTGCTTGGCATAATACTTCTTGGCCGTTTCCTTGGTCAACTCGCCCGATTCGATAGCAGCACTGATGCCTTCGCAGATCGGGCATTTGCCGCCCTTGGTCAACCTCGGGCAGATCGCGTATCCCTTGTTGTCCGACCCGAGGTTGTTGTGGACGTAGTAGTCTCGGGCGTAGTGCAAATCGCCGTCCTTCGCCACCGGGTGCTTCGCACCCGCTGGCACAGTGTACGGCAAGATGACCATCTTGAACGTGCCTGCCTTGTCTACCTTGAGAGACTTGATGCCTTGCGGGATTCGGAGAGTCCTGCCAGCAGGGCCTTCTGCGGCCTTATCTCTGGTTTTTTTCGATGACAATGCCATGTTAGCTCTTAACTCCCTTCGGTTGGATTGGGGTCGATCCGAGGAATCCGGAGATCGACAGTTCGGTCAGGTACTTCAAGCTCGAACGCTTAGCGTCGAGCGCATCGCAAACGGCGCGAGTCTCCAACAACTTGGACTTAGCCGCGACTACTGCCGCCTGGGCTTCAATGTAGTCGGGCTGTATGAGGATCGTCGCTTTGATCGTGTCCTCAGTGGTTTTGGTGATCCCGTAGTTTACGGGGTTCTGCCTGATGTCGCTGCTCAACTTGGCTTCGACAAGTTTCAGGTGATTCTCAGCGACCAAGGACGCCGTGGCGTCCTCGGACGCTGCTCGGTTCCACAGGAGAATATCCTGTGGAACTGATTCGAGGTCATCGGCAAGACGGTTACGATCCACCGACAAGTTTGTTTGCTCAGACATTTCTGCCTCCTAAGTGAAAGTTTCCATTCCGACTGTGCTAGGTTCTACGCCGAGGCTCGAACCAAAGCAAGAATAAATCCGGGTTTGCGAGAAGAAAAAAACTGATTTTCAAACTCGCCCATGATCTTGACCACGGTTGGGACTGACTTTCCGTTCAGAAGCATCGCCGCACCGTAGGACATGATCGCACACCGAAGTCGCTCGATCTCCCCTTCGGGGAGATCTTTAACCGTGACTCCATGCTTAGGAAAGATAGACTTTCCAGCATAGAGGTCTTGGACCACCTTGAACACGTCAGGCTTGAGATCCTCAGGGTTGCTGAGGATCTCCGACCAACGCTCCTTCGGAGCGTTGGCAACCTGCTCCAGCAGCACCAAGGCGAGCCTTGGGCTGCCATTGGCCGCCTGCGAGATCGTCGTGGCGATGCACTCGATCCCCTCGGCGGTTGACACCTTGTTGACCAAGGTGTTCAAGTCGGCGATGCTGACATCGCCGAGCTTGAAGTGGGTCAGCCGATTCTGCAACGGCTTTTCCAGCTTCTCGGGGTTGGTCGTGCAAAGGATGAAGTAGATATGGCCGGGGGTATCCTCGGCCATCTTGAGCATAGCTCTCTGACCCTGGGATGTGATTTGGTGGGCCTCGTCGATGATGTAGATGCGTCGGCCTCCGGAGAGGCCACGCATCTGCAATCGGCCCTCGATCTCGCGGATAGCGTCAACTCCGTTGTCGCTAGCCGCATTCTTCTCGATGATGTCGACGCCTGATGCTCCGAGTTCCCTGGCGAGAATTCTCGCCAAGGTCGTCTTTCCGGTCCCACTGGGACCGGAAAACAAAAGAGCATGGGGCAATGCTTGCTTCGCAAGCATTGCTCGTAGTTGCGATACGACAGCAGACTGACCGACAACTTCGTCCAGCGATGCTGGACGGTACTTTTGGTAAAGGCCCATTACTTCAAAAATCCTTTCATAATCTCAGTGATTCGGCGTTGGAATTGGGGGAGTGATCCGTCGTTCAAGACGATGCGATCAACAGCAAATTGCTGTTGTTCGCTTCGGTGGCTTGGCAAGGTGGCAACTTCCTCGGAGACTCGACCTTGAATCTCCCAAATCTCGCCACCCTCGGACTTGATGAACTCCGCTTCCTCGGGGAAACGAACGTCACGGAAGGCATACCTGGGTAGGCCCCTGGCTCTCGTTCTTTGTTTGGCGATGTTGACCCAGCACCACGGGCCGAAGATGTCCCTGCCATTCTCCGTACCGATGGTACGGAGCATTTGCCGAACGGCGGGATACCGCCGTTTGGTCGTGTCCCATCCGTCCTTGTCAACGAGGGTTTGCAGGTAAACGCACCGGTGGTGGGCGATCAGCACCGGTGGGTTGAGTCGGTAGAGGCTTTCGTAGACGGGATCGGAGAATCCGATGATCCCGTATCCGAAGTGGAAGGCTAGCCAAGTGGCTGCGGTATCCTTACCGGAGCCAATTTCCCCCCGCAATCCAATAATTGGAGGTAATTTGTCTAGTTGAGTCATTTTAAGTCTCCTAGTCGCTTTTTAGTGATTTCGCAGTATTCTGGGTTCAATTCACACAGGACAGCATTTCTGCCATGCTTCATAGCTACTTCGGCGGTCGTTCCTGACCCGCCGAAGGGATCAAGGACAATACTCCCGGGTGACGATCCGGCCAGTACGCACACTTCGGCCAATGCTGGGGTCATTGTAGCGAAGTGTGCTTCCTTATACGGTCTGGTTGGAATAGACCAAACCGAACGGCGGTTGCGTGTATCATACTGTTTGGCTTCCATTGTAGTCATGCCTTCTGCGGATATGTTTCTGGATTTTCCGCGATTCTGTCCTGCACAGACCGCAGGCTCTTGCATCGCATCAAAATCGTAGAAATACCGTTGATTCTTGCTCAGCAGGAAAACGTACTCATGCGCCTTGGTGCAGCGATCCGTGACGCTCTCAGGCATCGGGTTTGGCTTGTGCCAAATGATGTCCTGCCTGAGATACCAGCCGTCCGCTTGCAATGCGAACGCAACGCGCCAGGGTATGCCGATTAAATCTTTCTCTTTTAACCCATCAATCCGTCGTCCGCGCTTTGACGCAGATGGGTCAGATGGGAGTCCACGCTTCTTGTCATCTGTCCGCGCTCCTCCGAATGCATGGGCGCGATTGTCGTCAAATCTACCGGGCCGATAGTTGTAATAACTATCGCCAAGGTTGAGCCACAGCGTCCCATCGTCCCGCAGCACCCTTCGGACCTCGCGGAACACCGCAACCAGCTTCGCCACAAACTCGTCAGGCGTAGGCTCAAGCCCAATCTGACCGTCGACCCCGTAATCCCGCAGCCCAAAATACGGCGGCGACGTTACGCAACATTGTATTTTCCCATTGGGGATTTTAGATAATCCGTCCATAACATCCCCTTGATACAGGCGATATTTGCCTAGCCTGCCTTGTGGTAGGTTTTCTTGCTCGCCCATGAATCTTCTCCTACTTCTACTTCGGTTTTGAGGTCAACGATAATCCAAGGCCACTGTGTTCGTATCCACTTTGTCATTACCTCGTTTGCCATCTCGATGTAATCGTCGAGTTCCTCTCGGGGAACCTCGGCGATCAGCGAGTCGTGGATCTGGCAGAACAGGCGGCTACGCATCTTCCTTTGGAAGATGCGTTTTGTCAACTCTATGATGCTTTTTAGCAGACAGTGAAAGGCTGCGCCTTGCACTGGACTGTTGATAACTTCGTTACGCTTGAAGATCCCCCAGACGCGAAACCCGGTGAGCGTGTGGAAGTGGCCGTTGCGTAGGTACTCTTGGAACCAGTCAGTTCGCCATTGCTTGTAAACTGAAAACCGCTTGTTCCAGAAATGGTTGAACATGCTGTCGATATGCAACATGAACGAGTCGGAGGTCATAGCCTTTTCGTGGCCGAGGGTCTTGATGCCCCTCTCCGATAGGTGTTGCAAAAGCGGCTTGCCGCTTTGCATCGTATGGGATTCGGCGAATCGCCAAAGGTTTTTGGCGATGCTGCCGGGGGCATCCCCATAGAACGCAGCGAACGTCCAAAATCCCTTAATTGCTTGGCGAATCGGCTTCTCTACGGCATCGAGCTTGAAGCATTCAAGCGTCGACTCCTTGTGGAGATCGTCGCCAGATTGAAGGATGTCAAGCATCGTCGGATCTCGGTGGTAGCAAGCAGCTACGAACACTTCCAACTGAGCGTAGTCGATCTCCACGATCACGTTGTTCGGGTCGCTCGGCTTGATGATCCCCCGCAGAGTCTTACCAACGTCAGGGTCGCGGATTGGTAGATTTTGCAAGTTCGGAGAATCCGAACTTGACCGATACGTGGTGACCGTATGTAGATTGAAAAAGGCGTGAACTCTGCCTTTGCAGAGTTCTCGCTTGAATGGCATCAAGTACGTCCCCTTGAGTTTCGCTAGTTTCTGCGTTCGCTGAAACAGCTTCGCATAGGGAGTATTGATTTCTTGTAGGGCTTCGTCATCCAGAGACAGTTTACCTGTCTCTGGATTCATAAGACCGCCTGGAAAACCCATGACAATGTAGAGGATGTGGGCTAGTTGCTCTCGGGAGCCGATTTTGGTCTTGGCTCCGAACCGCTTTCGCTGTTCCTCGTACTCAGTCATTGACCGCAATTCCGCTTCCATCTCCTTGATGCGATTGCCGACATCGGCAATCGCAGCGTCGAGTCGTTCTTCGCATACGGGCATCCCTACGCTTTCCATTCTGGAAAGCGCGAGGGAGCCTTCGTGCATCAAGGCGTAGGCTTGGGGACTTGCGGGTTTCATTAGCGACGACGCCCCAGTCGGTCGTAGACAACGACCTTGCCAGCGGTCTTGACGACCTTGGCAACGGGTCGGCCAACTCGGTCGTAGACTTGCGAGCAAGTCCCACCGACGCACGTTGCGACCCTCGCTACGGGACGGCCCAAACGGTCAACGACCGTTTGGGTGTCGCCTGCCATCGCAGCACACCCTGAACACAATGCGGCGACGATCATCACCGCAAAAATTGTTGGTTTCCGCATCATCGGAATACCCTCTTTCTATTTTTAACCCAGAAACAGCACCGAACCCACGTTGGGTTCGGTGCGAGAGGATCGAGTCGGAATCAAACCGACGTTGTTCAGCATCGTGAGCTACAGTTGCGGTGTGCCGCATACCGTTTTACGGGCCACGAACCCCAACTCACTACCGATCCATAAAAAACCAGCCTCACAAACACCTGCTTATCTGGTTTTGTCATTTTTCACCTTTGCCTTTCTTGCGGGGTGTTCCGCAAAATCAAAAGGATCGGGCAGGATTGGCTACCTGCTTACGGCGTCTGGGATGCGTTCGTTTGCCCCAATTCTCTGCCGAGTCTCTACGTTTCCGCTTCTCTTGCCGATGCCGCTTATTTCAAATCGTGGTTATCGCCACGCCGCCGATCCAGTTCCCTGTGAAGGCTTCGATCTGTGCCCTCCGGTTGCCACACGGTACAAGACTAGATCTGAGATGAGGTTGTTTGGTAAAGGATCGGGCAGGTGATTCTCCTGCCAAGTCGCTTATGGGCGAAGCCTCTGGTAGCGTTGTCGCGATCAACACCCCCGCAATCTTTAGGATTGCCGCCGATCCTGTGCAACTGATAAACCGTTGCCGCCTCGCCGGTTTGGCCTCCGGCATCGGCTCTGATTGTGATTAAATCTTCATGGTGATTTCCTTTATTCTAGGAGGTCGCAAGATTCCTCACAACGATCTTTGTTTGGGGCTAGCTCGGTGTCGGTCCTCGAATACGTTGGCCTCGGTTTCATTCGGCCCACTCGATGACGACTCGTCTGCTTGCGGCTTGTTCGTACCAAGGTCACCCCGATGCCCCTATTCTACGTCCGGTGACCGCCTAAAGGCGGTCACCTTGACCAATTTTCCGGTATTTTGTTCCAGAATAGGCAGATTCCCTGCTAATTCGCAGGGAATCCATTCAGCAGGCATGTAGCCCGAGCCGATACCTGTCGAAATGGCGTATGCCATTTCGACAGGGTTTGCCAAGTTTGCAACCTGTTCCTCGGAGTACGATTCCCAGCCCAACCAATCCCCTGCCATGATTCTGTTCGGATCTGATCCGAACAGAACCACAGGCAATTCTTGGATGACTTCCCCCTCAGCGTTGGGACTGGCCGAGACGAATACGTCGTACCCAGGCTTGGCTCGCGTAGCGAGCCAATCGCTGAAACTGTCATAGCAGACCACCTTGGTGATCTGGTACTTGTCGGACAGAAGCTCGCTCAAATTTGGGGTGACGATGCTCAGCCATCGCTCCGCATGGACGGCCACTTGTGGCCGGACCTTGTGCGCGTTGCCTAGCTTTTTCATCTCCCGCAGGAGCTTGCGGTGGGCCGCAAGCACCTTCTTGGCGTGCTTGTACAAGACCATGCCGTCAGGCGTGGGCTTGCGGTAGGAGTCGAATAGCTTGACCTGCAAGATGGATTCCATCTTGCGGTTGCTGTTGGGAATGATCGCGGTGTTGCCCATCTTGAGCTTCTTGCTGGCTGCTTGGGCACTTCCCAATTCCACGCATAGAACGAACCAGCGGAGGGCTTCGAGCTTCGGTTCGACCACTTGGTCGATTGGGTAGCGACGGGAGGAGCTAGTCATTGGGCCAACACGAAATCAGGCTAGGTCTGCCAACTCGGGTACAACCGGCCACGGCGACGTAGGCCGGTTTGTCTTGCATGAACTCCGCTTCGCGGAGTGCAACGTAATTGTAGCGGCAGATGTTCTGCCGCCTCTCGGATTCGGTCATGTTCAAGCCAACCATCGCGGTGACGTGCGCCACCTTGGTCTTGGAGTCTGAGAAGTTCTTCTTCGTCAGGAGCCATGCGGTATACCCCTCGGTGTCTGACTGCGATGCAGTCAGCACCAAACATCGCATTCGAGTCGACATGGCGCGAAGCTCGCGCCATGTGTGGTCGATTTGCTCGATCTTCTCTCGGAGCCCTATCGGGGCTCCGAGAATGTCAGCGTAGTCGATGACGATGACCTCAGGAACCCAACCTTCGTCGGCCCACCTGTTGACTTGGTTGGAGATGTCTTTGGCGGTGATCGTACCGGCAGGGTGCGTCAAGAGCCTAAACCGCTTCGGATCGGCTCCAGCCGACGAAGCGAACGCCTTGACGGCGTCCTCCTTCGTGACTGGGGGAGCCGATTTCGGCTCCCTTACGATCTTCGGCTCTTTGTTCTCGTATGCCAGTTCTGTAGGGATCAGAAAGCGACCGCCTCTGAGCGGTCGCTTACACAGCCTCGGGAGTAGTCGCAAGATGACCTGATCTTGGCTCATGTCCCCGCAGGAGAAGAACGCAGTTCTTCTCCCTTGGGCTACCGCTCGCCATGCCAAGTCCATAAGGACTGTGGTTTTCCCAGTCTTTTCGGGGGCCAGCAACGACACGAATGAATCGGCGGACATGACATCGCCAAAGAATTCCCCGAGCGCGCCGGGGAATTCGATCAGAGGCTTCTTGGTGGACTGGTCGAACGCTCGTTCGACCACGGACAAATCGGCCAATGGGAATACTCCGGATTCCTCTTGGCCGATCTTTGGTCGTTTCCACTGGGCCTGAATGTTCAGGGCGTCCTCAACCTTGCCGGTTTCGGCAAGGTTGGTCAGCGCATTGCCGAGACGCTTGATGCTGTTGCGCTGGACGATGTTGCGGATCAGGTCGACGGCGTAGTCGGGAGTCATGTCCGACGTTGCAGGCAGACTGGCTAGCCAGTCTGCCATCGTGTCCACAATCGTCGAATCGGCGATGTCCTTCCAAGTATCGAACTTGGCGGTGATGCCCCCGATGCCGGGGGCTTCGCCGTACTTGACGAAGTGGTCAACACACCAACGAGCAAGTATGTTGGCATACTTGCTCGCGAAGGATTCGGTGTCCCAAGCGGCGGAAACCGCCGCGAGGACTTCGGTGGAGTGGACGAGCGCGCACACTGCGTGCCGCTCGTCACTGCCGTCGTGTCTGACTACTTTCATCGCCACGCCTTTCTAAAACTTCCATCTGGCCGAAACGATTTCGACCAGAATCTCAAGGATGCCCGTAAACAAAACCACAATAAGCAACGTCAGCAAGTACCATCCCTCGATCCGGTGCTTCCGCTCGATCCGGTCGGTGTTGGCCCGACGACCCGCACCGTCTGCCCAACGGCGAACTTCGGCTCCACCGGCTCGATGCGTCGGCGATACCAGACGCCAAAAACTTGATGCCCTCCGCTGTTTGCGTTCTCTGACTCGGACCATTGTTTATCGTCCCACAAATCCCAAGCCTGATCGCCCGGCTTCAATTCCTCATCGGGAAACTTCCCAAGCAACGTCCACCCCGGCCCCGGATCGGG